GGGCGATGATGAGATCGGCGTTTTTCGCCCGGTACAGGTTCGCCCGGTACAGGTTCGCCCCGGACAGGTTCGCCCCGGACAGGTCCGCCCGGGACAGGTCCGCCCCGGACAGGTTCGCCCCGGACAGGTTCGCCCCGGACAGGTTCGCCCCGGACAGGTCCGCCCGGGACAGGTCCGCCCGGGACAGGTTCGCCCGGGCCGCAACGGCTTCCGCGACAGCCGTGCGGACATCTGCCGCGGAATCAGCGGTGTAGAGAATCTTGCCGCCGGTCGATTTGATGTCGATGCTCACGCGGTCGCCTCGATCTCACCGAACGGCTGCGACCACGAACCCGCACCGGCTTTCACCTTGCACGCCCGGTCTATCGGGTCGATCCACACCCTTACCACCGGAGGCACATACGGGCGGGATGCGATCTCCCGGAACAGGTTCAGCAGAAGTCGTAGATCGTCCCCGGTTACCGACACGACGGGCGCCTCAGCGGGCGCATCTGTGGTGTTGGTGAGGTGGGTGACCCACGTCAGCGCGGCGGCCTCCCCATCAGCACGCAGCAACGGCAAACCGCCACCAGTGGACAGGTTTATGAACCATCCGCCGTCATCCTCGACCGCAAATGCGACGAGTACGCCGCTGCGTCGACCGCTGATGACGGGCCCCATCATGGTGTCCCGGGTTTCCACGGTCACGGTGCTAGTTGTGGGATTCATGCCAGCTCACCCATGACGCCGTTGACCAGATCGGCCAGCGCCTCCGTGGTCACGGAATGCCGCATCCCTAGCTTCTCCGCGAGATAAGCCGGATGCAGTGGGTTGCTGCGTTCGATGCCGAAGCCGAACATTCCGTAACCGGAGACCGCGACGAACAGCTTCCGCGGCCGGTTGTCCATCCTGTTCGACGGGCCGACCTGCGGCGGCACCGCCAGCAGGATGTCCATGTGGGAGCTGGCGTTATCGGTCCAGCCCAGCGAAACACACCCGCTGGTCCGAAGCTTCTCAGTGGCGGCGCGGTAGGTGTCGGGCGAGTTGGCGACGACGCCGTACTCGTCCTGCGTGAACGCAGGTCCGACCTCGGTAGTATCTGGTGTTGGCACAACAGTCCTTTCTTGGTTGGGTTGTGTCGGGGTGGGGTCGTCGGGCATGGCGGCCCCACCGATTTATTCGGGGTGTTCGGCGGCAGCTATGAGCCGGTCCAGGATTGGGCCGTGGTGTTCGAACTGCCGGTACTCGTCGGCGAACACGCGCAGCTCCTCGACGAGGTCGTTTCCTGGCAGAAGCATTGAAATCACACCCCTTGCCTCGTCAAGGATTTCCGAATGGAGTCGGGTGGCCCGCGCCTCAACCGTGGGAGGTGCGGGAGGCGCGGGCCGGGTCTGCCGACCACCATGGTCGGGGGGGACCACAGCGGTGGCAGACGTTTGGGTGGAACTCATCCACATGGGGTACCGCTCTGATCCATCGGTCCAGCGGAAACCCGGTGAAACTTCTTCGGCGGCTTCGTCTTCCGCCAACGCATCCGCAGCCGCATACGCTTGCCGGTGCGGGTCCGAAGCCCAAAAGCTGAACAACCAACTGAGGCACATCACCTAGACATCCTCTCGGTGAGACGCATGCCCAGCCAGAACATGACCGGCTGCGAATACCACAGCCCCCATTCAAGATTCGTCATACAGCCCTCCTAGATGCTCATTCATTGCGGCGTCCAAGCGGTCCATGTCGATGTCCGCCAATGTGGTTGCGATGCAGCGGTTGATGACGCCGACCACACACCGGGCCTGTCTGGCTTTAAGCCACACACCTGCCGAGACAAGAGCAGCCAGGAAGGCGGGGCACATGGCGGCGTTCATGGCGCGCAACCCCCAGCCAAAGAACAGTCAGGGCAACGGAACCGCGACCCCAGCGACCCATCCGTGTTGACGTAAGTCGCATCCCGCGGGACACATGACCAGCCCGGAGACAGCCCCGCTATTTCCGGGTGCCCGTCTCGCCTAACGCGCAGTTTGTTGGATGTTATGCCGCACTTCCAGCACACGGCTAGCAGTGAGCTGCCGGGGCCGCGGACCCAGTTCACGGGGGTCACCACGTCGTCATCCCAAGATCGGTTGCCGGGCAGTCGCATTCGTCGAGCAGCGTTTCGACTGCTTTGGCGAGCGCCGCTATCAGCGCGAACGTGTCGAACGCAACCATGGAGACGGCCTGCGCGTTGAACGGCCGCGTTTCCATGGTTGCGGTTTGGCGGCCACTTTCGGCGATCACCCAGCGGACAAGGTCTTGGGCGTCTGATCGTTGGCTCATGCGATCACCCCGTGGACGGGGCAGGTGCAGGTGCGGTCGGCTTGCGGAGCCCTCAGCGCCGCTGCGGTGATCTCCTGCCGCACAATTTCCCGGACACGCTTCTCGGTGACACCTTTGGCGCTGAAGTCGGTGGCCTCTGATCGGGGGGTCATGGCTCAACCTCGATGGTTACATCCATGCCGTCGATGAACTCGTCTAAGCTCATTGCCCCGTCGTCGAGCTGCTCGACATCGAATTTGGCTGCCTCTAAAGGAGTTTCGACGGCTTTCCCATCGACATACGCGCCCTCGTAGTGCTCAAGTTTTGGCTCGTAAGTCGCCCTGATCACTATCGTGGGCATAGTTTCATTCCCCCAGTCGAAGAGTTGTCGGGAAGATTCATGCGAACACCCGCTCGGCGAGGACGGCGACCGCTGACCCGGCCCACCACGCCCCGTACCCGATGATGCCAACCGGCGCAGCGAAGAGTGTGCCCATCAGCAGCGGGTATGTGAGGGCGACGAACCGGGGTGTCTGGTTAGGTTCACGGTGCGTCATGCGCCCCCTCCCAGTTCGGAGATGCGCGCCTTCGGTACCAGCTCGCCAACCGTGGGGATGCGCCCGAGGAACTGTTGCGCAGCGTCTGAGTCCAGCGCGCCAATCGTCAACTCGCGCAGAAGGTTCAACTCCTGCTGGTCCAAGCGGGTGGAGGCGTCGGCGATCTGCTGCGGAACGGAGGCGATCAGTGCCTTGTGTAGTTGACTGCGGCTTGGGTCGGAGACAAGTAGGCCGTTGTATCCCACGCTCAAACTCAGGGTCGGCTCCAACTCTTGAAGTGCGCCCATGATCTGCTGGCACACCGTTTCGTAGTCCCGCTTCGCGGCGGATAGGTCACGGCGGGCCTGTTCGATGCGCTCGTCTTGCTGGCGGTATCGGCGCAGTAGCTCGGACTCGATTTCGCCGACGAGTTCGTCTTTGCGGCGCTTCACGTCATTGCGCAGGATCGCGAATTGCTTCTTGATCAGCGAACGCAGTTCACGCCGGTCGCCGGGGGTTAGTTCACGGGCGATGTCTGCCGCGCTCATGCGGTCCCACCCGTCACCAGCGTCAGAGCGGACTCGGATACAACGTTGGCGTAATGCCGGGCCCACACCGAATCGAACAACGCTCGGTCGGCCTCGGTGTAGGCGTTTACCTCACGGATGGAGCCGTTGGGCAACTCCTGGTGATGCCGCTGAGGTTCACGGTCGTGCTCGACGATGTAGCGGGCCTTCAGTCGCTTCCCGAACCCGGATGCCTTCGCCGATATCAGGGTCTGCGAGAGTCCCTTCGACTTGAGGTAGTCCCACACGTAGAGGGGGATGTCGTCGTGTGAGATTTCGGGGGCTTCGCCGAGTGCCCGGGCCAGGACGACGCGGCCCTTGGCTTCGAGGTGCCGGGGGTCGACGATGCCTTTGAGTGCTTGGAGTACGGCGGCTTGGGTTTGAGCTTGGCGGGCGAGGCGGTCGAGCTGGTCTTCGGTGGCGCGGTGGTTGATGGCGCCGCCGTCGTTGAAGTAGGCGTCGAGCGCGTCGGCGGCTTCGGCTTGGAACGCTTCGATGATGGGGCGTGCGGTGGCGGATACGCGGCTGCTGTCGATGGTGGCCAGCCACATCGTGAAGGTGCGGCGGTCGATCATCGCCATTTCGCGCGATTTGCCGTCCGTGCCAACCGTGTCCGTCATGTACACGGTTGCCCATGACCTGCTGTTCAGCTTCTGGATCTGGCGCGAGGGCTCTAGGCCGATGGCCTCGCATGAGTGCCGCAAGGACACCAACGGCTTGCCTTCAACCAGGGTCGCTGTGATGTTCCGGTCAGTCCCGGGCACCGGGACGTGTACCAGCTCGGCGCTCACGAAGCTGCCTCGTCGGTCAGCAGCTCTTGAATGTCCGAGCGTGAGTAGCGCCGATGTCCGGTGGGGGTCCGTAGGGCGGTGATGCGGCCGGACTTCTCCCAGCGACGGAGCGTGTCCGTGGAGATTCCGAGAATGTAAGCGGCCTCACCAACGCTCAGTTTTCCGTCTTCAGGTACAGCATGCTTATTTCGCATACCGCAGACTTAAGCAGGCTTAGCCTCATGTGTCAAGCATGGGGGAGCGTGTGTCTGTCGCGACCGGATCTGATCATTGCGCGGGTTACATGGGTCTGCCACACTTTGCACATGAGTGTTGACATTGCCTACGTGATCCCGGTATGGACACTTGGGGACCGTCTACGGAAGATCCGGGCCGATCTTGGCCTCGGCCAAAAGGAGTTCGCGTTCTCGATCCAGGTGACGGCGAGTGCACTGGCCCAGTGGGAAACCCACCGATCTAAGCCCAGGGATCAGGTTGAGATCGCCCGACGCATCGAGAAGGCCCACCGTGTGCCAGCGGCCTGGACGCTCGGCTTGGCTACGTCCAGTGATGCCGACGGGGGTTTGCTGCTCCCTTGGATAGATTCAAACGTGCAAACGCACGGTTGCCGTGGCAAATCCTTTTGGCCTGCACGTGAGCTAGTTAACGTGGCCTGATGACCACGACAATTTGTAGTAGCAAACAGTTAGCTGGTATTTGTCAGAGCATGACACAACGAACGTACAGCCTGCCCCCGGGGTGGGAGGAAGCCATCGGGCAGTGGGTCGCGTGGATGACCATCTCCGCTGCTAGCCCGGAAACCATCCGGGTCCGCAGGGGCGCGGTGCGCTACATCGCCCGACACACCCAGAGCGAATCCCCCACAGACATCACGACCAGCCAGCTCGTCGCGGTGTGCGCAGCCCGGCGATGGTCGAACGATCACCGACGCAACATGCGGTCCCACATGGTCACGTTCTACGACTTCTGCACCCAAACAGGGATATGTGAGGCAAACCCGGCGCGTAACCTGCCCGTGGTGCCGGAATCGAAACCCCGCCCCCGCCCCGCGACCGACCAAATCTGGTCCGACCTGCTCACCGCCGCACCCCCACGCGAACAACTGATGGCACGCCTCGCCGGGGAAGCCGGACTCCGACGGGCGGAAGTCGCCCAGGTGCATCGCGACGACCTGATCCACGACCTCGGAGGGTGGTCGCTGATCGTTCACGGCAAAGGCGGCAAGCAACGCACGGTACCAATCACCGACGGTTTGGCGGCAACGCTCCGCACTCACCGCTACGGGTATTCGCCGCGCGGCTACCTGTTCCCCGGCCGCACTGACGGTCACGTCTCCCCCGGGCATGTCGGGGTGCTGATCTCGCATCTCATGCCGGACGGCTGGTCAATGCACAGGCTCAGACATCGGTACGCGTCTCGCGGGTACGCGGGGACCGGGAACCTACGCGCGGTGCAGGAAGCCTTAGGTCATGCGAGTGTCGCCACGACAGAGCGCTACACCTTGGTCACCAGTCGTGATGTGCGGGCAGTAACAGAAGCAGCAGCGTGAGGGTTACCATTCCAGCCATGACGGGGGCATCGAACGCGACGAAACGCTACTTCTTCTGCCCGCACTGCGGGGCGGGGCTCACAATTCCAGCGGACTCAACCGCGACCAGGTTCAAGTGCGGGGAGTGCGGCCAATCAGCACCCGTCCCGTCGGTCCCACCCACGGTCCGGTACCCGGTGCCCGACTCCGATACCAGCAGGGCAACGGCCGTAGCGGTCGGCGTCTGCCTGCTCATCGTCATCGGGTTCGTGATGTCAATGCAGCCAGTGAGCCTCATGAGTGGTTCAGCGGTGGTGTGGACTGGGGCGGCCGTCGTAGCGGCCGGGACCGCCGCCGCGTTCTTCTTACGCGCCGCCATGTGGGTCCGCGTCGTCGCCGCCGTGGTTTTAGCTCTCGCTCTCATCAACGCGATTTCCCTTGAGCACGAGATGTCGAAGAGGCGCGACGAGGTTACTCGGATACTCCACAGGTAGACCCCTGGACGCAGAAGAATGCCCCCGCCCTAGACTTGAGTCCGAAGGCGGGGGCGTATAACGCTCATTGGGGGTGTGCGGCGAACCTACAACATTTCGGGGCGCAGCTTATAGGTCAGTGGAACAGTCCGAGGATGTCGGCGCCGCCAGCCTCGACGACACGCAGCTCTCTGCTAAGCCGTGCAACATCGCGTTGGATTTGTGTCTCAGCGCGGATCGCCTGCAAGTCGGAGATGCTGTAGCCGCGACCCGGCGGCCTGCAGGTCAGGCAGTACAGGCGGTGGACCTCACCGACGATCTCCAGGCAGGCGTTGCCGGGGTCGATCTCGACGGCGCACCCAACGCACTCCATGCTTGAACAGCGTAGACCCCTGTCACCGGCAGAGTGCTCCTGCCTTGAAACACAAGTCGACGATCTCAACGACCAGCACCATCACCAAGAGTGTGACCAACACCCAGAACGGGTGATCGGTGAACTTCACAGCCGGTCGGCAATCCAGCAGAGCAGCAGGGAGAGCAGGACCAACCCGGCCCACCCGGCGAGCATGTGCATGTGCAGCACGTACAGGGCCGTCATTTCCTCGCTGTCGTTAGTCGGTCGCGGATCTTCTCAAGCACGTGACGATCGGGCGGCAAACCGGTGGTGTTATCCAGGTGGTTGGTGAGTGCGTCACGGGATACAACGATCGTGTCAGATAGGACAGCTATCTCGTTGCGGGCGTTAGACAGCTCGTTGCGCAGCTTGCCCGCCTCTTTGCGGGCCCTGTCCGCGTCCTTACGCTCGTTGTCCGCTGCTGCTGCCAGCACCGCCATCTGCCCGAGCAGGACACCTGTGTAGGCGGCTTGTTTGCCGGCGACGTCCGCTTTCTGAACTGATCGGTTCGTCAGCCACGCGAACGTGGTGGCTAGGGGGACGCCGATCAGGGCGCCGGCTGCTGTGACGAGGGTGGCGACCGCTCCCCAGTTAGCTACGTTCATCGCCCAGGTCAATCTTGACCTTGCGGGCGTTGATGTAGTCGTTGACGGCGAGCATGGCCGCTGATGCTGACAGCCCGGACATGAACAAAACCCACATCGTTTCGCCGGCCGCGTACGCGGTGAACATTGTGGTGGCTGTCATCAGGCAGATAGCGGCATCGCCGGCCAGTTGGTACCCCCAACCGGCTCGTTCGCCGAGTTTCGATCGGCATCCTGTGACGGCGAAGTGGCGGACAGTCTGCCCGAGCCACACCAGCGGGGGGGCCAGGACGTGCAGGAGCGCCCACACCCAGTACACCCTTCCGGGTAGGGCAGCTGTGACGTCTATGGGTGCGCCGACACCAGAGCAGGCGAGGATGCCCCACAGGAACACGCCGATCAGGATGAGGGCGTGGTAGGTGGTGAGGCTGCTGAACAGCACATGCCAGCCGAGTGGTTCGTCGGCGCGGCGGCGGTCATGGAACGGATAGTGAACGTTCACCGTGACTCATCGGATGGGTCGATGTCCAGCACGATGTCTTCGTCGACGGGGAACTCGCCCGGTTTGGCCTGGTAGGTCTGCTGTGCCGAGCCGCCGAGGAAGCCGACCAAACCGCCGAAGATCAGTGAGAGCACGCTGGCGAGCAGTGTGTTGTAGTTCCCTGCGAGGTCGTTGACTTCAGGGTTGGCGAGGTTGTTCCAGACCGATCCGACGGAGATGACCAGCAGTGAGAGGCCGGCGAATACGCCGAGGATGATCGCTAACCAAACGCGCGCGGCGTGGGTTTCTACGACACGGACCCATAGCTTGTGCTTAGGCTTCGGTTTCTTGTCGCCATTTTCCACAGTCCTCAGCCTGGCTGTGCGTGGCTGCCGGTGACCGCTTTAGGGTTCGGCCCATTAGCTGGCGCATGATAAACCGTGATCGCAGCCGCGCAGGAAGCGAAGAGCAGTGCTGCCCACCCCTTAGGTGTCTGCGGTAGCGGCTCATTGTTTTTCGCCCACCCAGTGACCATGATCGTCACCACCGACACAACGAACGTGGCCACCGCCTTCGAGGCGTATTTCACATACGCCAGCGCATCCGTTTTGGTCATTCAACCTCTCCTCTGAGCTCTCGTTTCACTTCGATGATGGCGTGCTCAGCCCAGTCATCGACGAACCCGAAACCCTCCGTGCAGTAACACAACACATGCTTCGTGTCGCCCGGGTCGGTGTCCACGTCGATGATCGGGATGTGATGCGCCACAGCGTGCGTCAGGTCTTCGATGCGAGGTTCAAGCCGCTGCCACAACTGCGAGCACAGGCCGTCGGTCAGACCGCTCACAACCTGATCCCGAACCCGCCGAGAAAGTCCCTGACGATTGGGCTGCCGAACACCTGGGACACAATCGGGTCGATCAGTTTATCGTCAGCCGTCCCCGGGATGGCATCCGTGATCTTGTCGACGGTGCCCGAGGCAAGCTTCTCGGCAGCAGCGAGCTGCGCGACCACGGTGGCTTCCATCAGTTTCGGCATCCACTCCTTGAACAAATCGACGAGCAGATCCCGCAGTTTCGGCCACAACAGCTCGAACAGCTTCCCGACAACCACAGCCACCAGAGCATTCATGCGAAAACCGCCAATGTTAGAAGGTAGAAGAAGAACACGACGAATATCGTGATCAGCACGCGGTTTACGCGGTCAGTCAACCGAGCAGCACTATCAGGACGGCGACCAATACCACGCACGTCAGGAACCACAACCAGTCGTTACGGGTCATGCCGCGCGCAGGTAGTCGATAGCGGGGCCGATGTTGTAGTTCACATGCGGTCCCGTCTGATGAACGAAGAACAGGCCCGCATCCCACAATGCTTTGAACATTGCGGTTATCTCGATCAGCCGGGCGATCTCACTCTTCGGGTTCAGGATTTCCAGCACCTGCGCGAGGATCGAATCAGGCCCGGACAGCACGTCCATGTTCATGATGAATTTGTAGATCGCGGTCTTGTCTTCAGCACTCTGACCGGAACAGTCCGTGTACAGGTCCGCTCTGTGGGCGTAGTCGCGCCACCACGGCGGGGTGTTCGTCAGCAATTCGTCGGCGATGCCATGCGACGTTGCTTCCGCTGTTGGTGCGCCCGGATCGGCCCACGCTTTGCCCTGTTCCCGCATCGGGTTGCCGAACGTGACCGCTTTCAGCATGTGCTGTTTAGCCCAGTGCAGGCGCCCGCCCTCCGGTTCGATGGCGTACTTCCACAACTTGCTGGTGATGACGGCGCCCTGGCTGTACCCGATCATTGAGACGCCGTGCTGCTCGATGCGGCGCCGGTGCTCAAACCCGGGTTCCATCCGTTCGAACTCGACGCACGCAGCCTCATAGCCTTCGTCAACCGACTTGCCCATAGGGAACACCGCAGCCGGATAGCCGACCCACTGCCACCGATACTTGTTCTCGACAGCGCGGGCGGTGTCCGCGTCAGGGCCAACCCATCCCGGCACACCAGTACCGCACACCGTCAACAACAAAGGCCGAACGTCCGGGCCCGGTGGGCGTTTCAGGTAGCCCATCACATACTTCGTCTCGGCGTTAATCACACCCGGCAGATACTTCTCCTTAGGGAGGCGTCCCTGCTCCTCATACCGTGACTGCATCTCAGCGACCGCCGCCGTCATCGCGTCGTCGTAGACGGTGGTGTCAGCCAACTCGTGGGCGTAGGAGAAACGTGGACGCATCCACGCCTTGATCTTCCGAACTTCCTCGCTGTTGTCTCCGCTACCAATTCCTACGTAGTCGTCGCCGATTCTAATGATGTCCTGCTTTCCACCAGTCCGCGACTATCGCCATCTGGCTGACTTTCTTTCATCATGGGGCGGTTCAGCCAGCCTTCGCTGGCCGTCTGCTGTTGCGCTTACAGGGGAGACACACTCGCTGCCGCGCAGTCTGACGAGTATTAACCGCGTTGAACTCATGGCCCCACTTGCAGTGAGTGCTCCGAGCCCGCGGGTTAGTGCCATGCCTGCGCATGTCTTGCATATTCGCAAGGTGTGTGTCGTATCGAAGATTCTCGACACGGTTATCGGTTGGCTTGCCGTTGTTATGGCACACCTCAAGCCCGGGCGGGCATGGACCGATGAACACCGCCGCGACAAGCTGATGGACATAGCGGCTATTACCCTTGCCAAGGTTCACGTATTGGTGCCCTTGGCGCCGTAGGTGGCCGGGCTTCAGGGCACGGCCCCGGGCGAACCTCCGGCGTCCATCTGGAAAGATCACTATCCGGTCAAGCGACCGGACCATGCCACGGTCGGATACCTCGTAACTACCTTCATATCCGGGGATTGGGCGCCATACTTCGGGCTCGTGGGTAACATCCACTTCTAGCCCCCTTTCTGCTGATACCAGATGGGCGGGTCAGGGGTCGGGATGCGTTAGCGCGCACCCGGCCCCGTCTATCAATTCTACTGTGTCTGTCCGACTTTCCAGTCGTGGTAATCGGTTGTGCCGCAAACCTTGTCGCGGACTTCGCCGAGCGCGTTGACGAGCGTCTGACCACCCAATTGCGGCCAGCCTTTGCCGTCAATGCCGCGGAGTTGGTCCCAGTTCTCTTGCAGCAACTGCCGGTCGGTGAGTTGCTTCGGCGGCGGCTGGCTCGGGACGTCTGGCGGCGGGACCGTCCCCTCGACGTACTTGCGTACCGCGACAGTGAACACGTCCCACGGGAAGCCATTGCCTACGTCGGTGTGGTTTCCGATCCCCAACGCTTGGGTGACGAATTTATGGTCAGAAATTCCCGGCCCCTTCGTCGCGTAGGGCGGAATGATGACGTTAGCCGATATCGTGGGGTACTTCTTGCAGTCCTGCACCGCCAGGTAAGCCATCACGTCGATAGCGCGCCCGAACTTCGACAACCATTGCTCGCGGGTCCATCCGGCGAATGAGCCGGCGAAGCAGCCGTTGATGCTGAACACGTTGGCGTCTAGGACGGACCATGAGTAGAGGTCGGTGTCGATCACGTCTACGACGGTGACGCCGTGATCGTTCGGGTCTTCGTGCACTGTGTAGTGGTAGCTGACAGCGTTGTTGCCGGTTGTGGAACGCATCCACGCAGCCAAATCAGTGGCGTTGCTGTTCGCTTCCTGGGTGTGGATGAACCAGTTGATCGGCGGACGGCTACGGATGCTGCCGTGCGGGTCTTCGTGGTCCCAGCCGATCTGGTCTATCTCGTTGAAGTCCGGGCGGTTATCGGGCGCTGCTGGCACGGGTGGTTGTCCTTTCGCCACTCTGTCGTACAGTTCGTTCACCGGACCCCAGTGCTTCGCGTAAGCATCAGGGACACCTGACCGCTGAACCGTTTGCGCCCACTTGTTTGCTTCGAGCGCATTGTTAGCGGCGTACGGGGAACGTTTCAGCGAGCCCATGAACAGCACGGTGGAGTCGTGTAGGTCCATGCGTTTGCGGGTGCCTTCGGGGTCGCCGTATAGGCCGCCCCATCCCCACGGGTTCGGGTCGTTCGGCCCGGAGGTCTGCTGTTGATATAGCCCTACGCTGCGTGAGTCGTTGCCGAGGCTGTCGTGCGGGAACCGGTCGGGGTCGGCATCGAAGCACGGGTCTGCGTGATTACCGGGGCACCAGAACTGCCCGCCCGCCCCCACTTCCTGGGATACGGTCATCCCGGCGATGATGCAGGCGCCACGCTTGTCAGGCATGTTCAGCTCGTCGGCGACGGCAATCATCATGGCCATGACCTGCTCGCGGGTGTGCAGCGGCTTCGGGGCAAATGCGCCTTGAATGAAGCTCACAGCGTTACCACCAGTACCGCCGACCGCCTACGGGTCCGTTGATCTGACCGACCAGCAGCAGCACTACCCCGATGACTAGGCAGATCCAGCCCAGCGTTACAACCACGGGCGGGACAGGAACGAGGTAGCCGAGGACGACGAGCACAATTCCTAAGATGATGATGGTTCGGCCCTTCTTTCACTGGTGGTAGTCGCGGTAGTGGTGCTCTTCGAGAAGGAATGCTGACGCGGCGCCGAGGATGAATGCGGCGGAGAACGCGGCGAAGAACAGGGCGACGATGCCGATGCCGAGTTGGATGGTCACATCAGGATCATCAGAACGGCGGATCGTTGAACGTTTCGTCTTCGGCCACCTGGACCAGGTACACCGGATCACCGACGATGTCGGTGGTGTCGAAGTCAAGGAAGTCGTCCACGATTCACCCTTCTCGTATAGGAAGTGCCGGGTTCCTATACCTGTCGCCGAACGGTTATAGGTTCGGTTCCTTCACCAGTAGTTGCCAGACCTGATCGGACTGCTCGGTGTCGAACCCGTACAGTTCGTCGAATGTTCCGCAGCGTTGGCAGCACGTCAGCAGCGTCATACGTTCGTTGTCCCGCAACGCCATAGCCATCACCCAGTCATGGGAACAGGCGGTCATCCGACCCCCGCTGACACTGTTTCCCGCCTGACGCCCGAGTTGACGGTTTCGGCCCGTACTCCTGCGTTGGCGTTCTGCGCCCGGATGACGGTGGTGTTGTGGTCGGTGGCGGTAGGGATTCCTTCGCTGACCATGCCGGCGGCGATAAGCCCGACCACAGCGAGAAGGTAGGACTGCCCGGACCATGTCAGGCTGCCGCCCGCGGTCAGCTGGACAGTGACGGTTGTGTTGCCGCCAGCGCCGGCGGCGACTACACCCGCCGCGGACAGCGCGACTGTGGCCGACATGACGGCTGTGTTGGTGGCTGTCGTCGCCCCGGCAGCGGTCAGGCCGACGGTGACGGTAGTCGAGGCGGTACGGGTGAAGCCCAACACGCCCGAGGCGGTGAGGCCGACCGTGACCGTAGTTACTGTCGTGCTGCGCGCGACTCCGACCGCGCCCGCAGCGTCCCGGGTCACGCTGACCGTGATGGCGGCGGAGCCTGTGGCTGCGACGACGCCGTCCGCTGAACGTCCCACCGAAACGGACGTTGGGGCCGACCCGGCGGCAGCCATAGCTCCGGCTGCGGTCAAACCTGCTGCGACGAAGGTGGCGGCTTGGCCGGTCATCACTGCGCCAGCCGTACCCGCCGCCGTCAACCCGACCGTGACTACGGTTGGTGTTGTGGAGGTGCTAGCAGCTACCGAACCTGCAGCAGTCAGACCTGCCGCAACGGTGGTTGATGCTTGCCCGGAGCCGCCCCCAGACGCGGTCAAGACTGCCGCGACCGTGGTAGAAGCTGCCCCCATCATGCCGCCGGCGCCCGCAGCGGGACGCCCAACGGTGACAGTGGTGGCGGTAGACCCAGCCGAGAACCCTACTGCGCCAGCCGCTGAGCGCCCTACGGTGGCAGTGGTGGCTGTGGTAGGTGCTGCGATGGCTACAAAGCCTGCGGCGGTCAAGCCTGCCGCGGCGGGGGTTGAGGCGGCTCCGAGCACCCCGGCGACTGTGCTTCCGGTCGCCGTCAATCCGACGGAAACGGCGGTAGTTGCGGACCCGCTCGATGCCGCTACGGCTCCAGCGGCGGTCAGGCCGACAATGCCGGTGGTGTTGGCGGCGCCGGTGGATGTACCGGCAGCGGTCAGGCCGACGGTGACAGTAGTTGATGCCGCGCCGGAAACGGTGACGGCCCCAGCCGCCGACGGGACAACCGCGATTGCAGTCCCTGGCGACCCGGAGATTGCAGCGACTACGCCTATAGCGGTGCGGTCGACGGTGACCGGGGTTGATGCCGACCCGGTGACTCCTGCGGTTACGGTGCCAGCCGCGGTCAATGTGACCGTAATTGCGGCGTTCGAGGACGCCGCGGATGTAGCTACCGAACCGGCCGATGTGACTGCAACAGATATGGGCGCTGACGTCGATCCGGTTACCGCTACAGTGCCGGTCGCTGAACGGCTGGCCGTGACCGTGGTAGAAGTTGATCCGCCTGATATGCCGACAGCACCGGATACGGTCAGACCAGCCGATACAGCGGTGGGTGTCGAGCCAGCAGCTGCGGTGACCGAGCCGGCCGCTGCGAGTCCGGCTGCTGCCGCGGTTGTGGCCGTGCCTGTGGATGTGCCGCCGGCAGTGACGCCGACAGTGACGGTGGTGGGCGCCGAGCTGGTCGTAGCGGCGACAACACCCGCCGCCGGACGGCCCACCGCGATGGCGGCGGTGGTGGTGCCGGTGGATGCGTCGACAACTCCCGCAGCGGTAAGACCGACTGCTACCGCAGTGGTGGCCGTTCCGCTGTACCCGGCTACCGCTGCAGTCGCATAAACGACGCGGGGTCGCAGCGCACCAACCGGATAGCCCCTACCGGCACGAGCCATTGGGCTATGCCATCAGCGGCGTTATCGACACCCCGAGCGTCGTCAGCGTGAACGTGTTCGTGTTGTTCCACGGCTGCGTCGACGATAGTGCCGCCGTCCACAACGGATTACCCGCCGAGACGTTGTCCCAGTTGCTGACATGCGACAGGGTTTCCGTTGTGGACACGTTCGTCCACTGCGGAGCGTTCGACAAGGCGATAGCACCAGCGGACGGGGCGGCGAACGTCGCAACCTTACGGGTAGCGTCACCCACCGCCGGAGCTGTCGCAGCAGCTGCTCCGGGGTCACCGATGTGGAGCTTTACGTTGATGCTGGTTGGGGCGGTTGCGTTGGTGCCGCGTATCCAGTTCAGCCACACGTTGACGGTATTTACGGTATGGAGTCCAACTGTAATGGTGACCACCTTCTTTTACGATGAACCTAGTTCTCGTGTAGATTGCTAGGTGTGGGTAAATGTGCTGTCGACTTGACGGGTCGACGTTTTGAGCGGCTGACGGTTGTTGCCGCTGCTCCTACTCGGACTTATCCGAGCGGGAAGACGGTGCGCTACTGGGCTTGCCACTGCGACTGCGGGAATGAAGTCGAAGTGAGTAGCGGCGGTTTGAACAATGGACACACCCGGTCTTGCGGATGCCTCAAACGGGGCATCTCCCCTAGGCGAATAGACTTAGCAGGGCGAGTCTTCGGCCGCCTCACCGCTGTACGCATGGCTAAGTCGCGTCAGCAGAGTGGAACCACAGTGGGCTACTGGGTATGCCTCTGTGAATGCGGGACGGAAACGGTTGTTCCCACAAATAACCTGACCAGCGGCAACAGCACCTCATGCGGCTGCTATCTGGGTAGTCCAGAGCATCGGGCCGTTGTATCCGCGTCACTGACCCGCCACGGGCACAACATGAGCAACAGCACAACGTACCGTTCCTGGCAGGGCATGCGCAGGCGGTGCGCCAGCCGTCCGGGCTATGCGGACCGCGATATATTCTGTGTCCCGCGATGGGATTCGTTCGAGAACTTCTTCGCTGATATGGGTGAGCGGCCTATAGGTTGCACGCTTGACCGGGTCGACAACGATGGCCCGTACTCGCCGGAGAACTGCCGTTGGGCTACGCGGACGGCCCAGTCGAACAACCGGCGGAACACCTGCTACCTCACCTATCGGGACCGGACGCAACCGTTGGCTGATTGGGCTAGAGAGGTTGGGGTTAGGCCGAATGTGCTCTATAACCGCGTCTACACCCTCGGTTGGCCGCTTGAATGGGCGTTGGCGCCTTAATCGTCCGTCACTTGTAGGAGATTTTCGGTTCCGAGGGCTTTCAGCCTGGCCTGGGCGGCTTTCTCGCTGGAGTCGTCGATGATGTTGCCGTCAGCGTCTTTTACGACACCGCCAGCGAAGAACTCCAGTTTGTACGCCGTACCTAGGGGTGCGTCAGTCATGATGTGCGTTCCTTCACTGTCAGCGTTTTGGTGTCCTCGAATTGTTCTCCGGTGGACACTGTTATCAGGTTGGTGACGTCGTAGGCGCCTGTCGACACGGGGTTAGATAATCGGACCCGTACCCGTTTGTTGTCGGCCTCGATGGCGTCTGAGACTTTTGTGATGCCGGCGGATACGGTGACTGTGGAGCTGGCTATGTCCACACTGTCGGGTAGGAACCGTTCGAGCGGATCGAGTGCGTCGCTGCCCCAGTCGAACCAGTAATCGCGGATGTCGTTGGGGTCCATCGGTGACCACTTTTTTGCAGCCATGTCATTTCAATTCGATGATCACGTAGCACAGCATGTTCACCGTGGTCGCTGTGGTGACCCGGATACGGAGATAGTCGCTGTCTAAAACGCCCGGTTCGCGATCAAGAGGCCATTGCTGCACATACCCTGCGGCCATCGGAATTCCAACATCCAGCAGGCGGGTAGCGGTGATTGATCCCTCAGTGGGTGCTGTCGTGGCGAACCCTGATGCGCCGGTACCTAAGGTCAATTCGGCCGCGGTCTCACCTCCATCATCCCATTTGACGATGTCACCGACGTTGTACGAGGTGAGCCCGGTAGCTGCGACGGTGCCGGTGGTCAGCAACTCAACTTTGACCGGGACAGTCGGGGTGGCGTCGAGGGAGTAACCCCATTCGACGACGGTGAAGTTTGGTTTCGCAGATTTAACTTGCAGCATCGTTTTAATGGCGGTGCCGGTGGCGACATAGGTGGGGGATGCGGTCAGGGCCGCGGTTGCGGCGTTCGCGATCAGAAAGTTACGGCCGGACATCTATCGCCTCTCAGAGGATGTCGAAAGTGAGGTTGAATTCGTCCCACGTTTTGCAGGACACAACCTGCGGGGCCGGGTTGGTGCGGTAAACGATCACATCACCCACAGCCACGTTCACGGTGACAGCGTCCGGTGCGTCCACATTCAAGCGGGCCGAATCCGCTCCGGTTGTGAAGCTCCCCCGGTACCCGATCCCGTACAGCAGCGCTTCGCAGTCCCGAACCTGCTGCACCGTCGTCAGGTGCAGGTATTCGAGGGGTTCCGTTTTAGCTTGGCAGGGCATAAGTGGTTCCTTTCACCAGAGGCTTGCTCGTTGGAGTGCGGTCCACGTTTCTTGCACAAAGATCGGGGCCGTCACGCCCGCAGCTTTGGACAGGGCCAGGGTGATGGAGCAGTATTCGGCTGTAGCGGACGCTGTGGCTGTTCCCGCCGCCAGGTTCGTTCCCGCCACCATCGGAAGCCCGTAGGAGCAGACCACTTTGCCCATGTTGGTGTTGCTGGAGGCGAGTACCTGCCAACCGTTGGACAGGGTGTACGTTCCTGTCGCGCGTTTCACGACGATCCCGACCGCAAGTGAATCGGTGGACAGGTTCGACCCTGTCAGGCTGGGGATGACGTGGGCGGTTGTGTTGTTGACGTTGGAGCTGGTGTTGCTGGAGTCGATCAGGTTCGCCACATCGGCGCCCCGCACAACGATGCCTACCGTGTTCCCGGTCTGCGCGACCGAGTACAGGTTCGTCGCCGTATAGGTTCTGACCACGCCGGAAGCGTCCGAAGACGACACCGGGTACGCCACAGCGCACAACTGATGCACGTCGCTGCGTACATCGGTGGTCCCGCCGAGAACGTTCGTCCACCCACCGGGGGCGGTGATCGTCGCAGTCAACGCAGTCGACGACGGCGCCAGGATCACCACATCATCAGCTGCGGGTATCCACGAGGTGGGGAACGTCACCGTGGGGCTACGGGACGCTGTCAAAGTGGAGGACGCTGTTGATACGACCGTGGGGGCGGTCCACGCCGGAATGGTGATGTCCGCGATGGTGTAACTGTTGGCGCCTTTGTTGGCGACCGCGTTGGTGAACGCGAACCCACCCAGCCGGTGCGTCGAGTTGACGTTCGCGTACAGAACGTTCCCGGGGTCCTGCCACGAAATGACCGGTGCGCTGTTCTTCATGGCGGTGTAAACGCCGTTGAATGCCTGCGTTTCCAGCACATCCGTAGCCACCCACGACGTGGTGCCCGGGGCGACGATCAGGCCGTCAGTATCAACGCCGTCCTTCGTGTACGAGAACGACAACGCGCCGCCCGCCGACCATTTGGCCTGCACCATGTCGTAGTTCGCGGCCGCATCACCGAGGCGGCAGAACTGATCCATCGCGTCGACACCATCGGTAACGGTCGTCGCGACCCGCAGATTGTCCGTGGCCGCAGCTTGGTCGCACACCGCGTAGCTGTAGGCGGTGGAGTCAGCTACGAGGGCGTTGGAGACGATGGTCATGCCGCCGATGAGGGTGTCCCAGTCGGCGCCGGGCGCCCCGTTCGCCCGGTTGAAATCGTCAGTGAACGAAGCCATTACGTTAGAACGTGACCCAGTGGGAGCCGTCGTTGATTAAACGGCCACCCGCGCCCGCGGCAATCGTGTAGGAGGTGACCTGCGCGGCAGCCCAGATCGAGTTCGTGGCACCCGCGATGGTCAGGTTGCCGCTGCCCTCGTTTTTGAAGATGAACTCCACGCCCTTGTACTGCGCCAATGTGAGATCGGAGGGCAGGGTGAACGTGTTCGTGGTGCCGGTCGCCGTGTTCAGTTTGATCGCCGGGATCAGTGTCCGCGCCCCAGAAGCGCGCAAACTGTTGACTTTCGTTCCCGACGCGTTCTGCGGCTGATACGGGATCGTGCCGGTGACCGCGGTGACCAGATTCGCGGAAGACTGCACGAACTGATCGTTTATCCCGTTGAGCATCGGGCCGACGGTGTTGCCGTTGAAATAGGCGGGGTCGATACCCGTGGCGTTCAGGATGCGCAGCAATGCGATGTCGGATGCGCCCGACTGGAACACCGGCCCGATCTGGCAGCCGAAAATGTTCGGGGTCGTCGAATGCACCAACGGAACCTCACCCGTCGCGTTGCACGAATGCACAACGTCACGGATGGTGTGCCCGACCACATACCCGGTTGATGCGGTATAGCTCGGTAGCTTCGCTTCGAACCCTGTCCCGGCGGCGGCTTCGTCGGCGTACAGAACACAGAAGTCGTTGTTGTCTTTGCCTTCGTTGCCGAATTTCACGTCGCGGATGACGAACCCGTCGCCGCCGTTGTCGCCGGACACGAACGGATTTGTAGGCCACGGCGGCAACCAAACATCGGTGCGCGGGAAAGTTGTGTAAGCCGCATACCTGAGGAAGTTCCCGCCGCGGATGTGGGCATTCGACCCGACCAGCCCCAGCTTGACGCCGATCTGGTAGCAGTAGAAGTCGCAGTTGTCGATGTTGACGGTGTCGACCAAACCGCTCAATGCGAGACAGATGGTGCCCGCGGACGCAGCGTCAGTGGCGAACGACGCGGCGAACGCGCAATCCCGCACCGACCAATACGGGCTGTCGGTGTTCCGGTGCCCGACCGCGCACTGGGTGAAATCCTCGAAGCGGCAGTTCTCGATGATCCTGAACCCGGACACGGTCGTGTTGGCGTAGGTGGACCGGATGGCCCCCGCGCCGCCGGCGAACCGGATACCGGACACTTCCATGCAGTCGAAAAAGTCCGTCTTGTCCCAGAACCGGTTCCCCGCGCTGATACTGATCTGCGTCTGCCCGGGCCCGTCGCCGTGAACGATCAGGTTGTCGGTGCTGATCGGGGCGCCGTCGAAGATGTAGTTACCCGCAGGGACGCGGATCGGTCCTGCCGCTGCTGCGGCGCGGAAAGCGTTACCCGAAGAGGTCGCGCCGGTCGGGTCGGCGTTGAACGGGGAATCAACGACGCTCGGCATCGAGCCGCTGCCGCCACCACCGCCGGTGTATAGCGGAATGTTCAGTGTGTTCCCGGACAGTGTTGCTGCGCCGCTGGTGCCGGTGGTTGTCAGCCGCAGCGGTGCAGCGTAGGACCAGTGCGCCGCCGTCGTCGGGGTCGCCTGCTTCGCGGTGAACTCGGCGGTCGTGCCCGGACCCATCACGAGGACCGAGTTCGCGCCCGAGCTTTGAACTGTCACGTTGCCGGTCGAGTTGTTGATAACTCGCCACGCCGCGCCCTGCGGAACCCCTGTCGTCGGCAACCGAACGGTCTGCGTGGTGGTGCCTGTGAACTCCTGAGTCCGCTGCGACGCTACCGTGAGCGTTGTGATACCCGCCGCCGTGGCCGTCGTGGCGAACCCTAGGAACGTGTTCAGCGCCGACATGTTGCCGTTGCTGTCAACGTTCAATGCGCTGCTCTGCAGCGAATTACCGTTGATGATCAGCGCATTACCCATGCAACACCTCCTAGGCCAGCGTCACCGGAGTTTGCGGCTCGAACAGGACAGATGTAGCCGACAACGCAACCCCGATTGGTTGCACGATGTTCCCAGTCGTTGACGGTGCCGTCCCGGTAGCGCCGCCCGCCGTGGTAGACAGGAACACATCAGCGCCGACCGTCTGACCGGTAACAGCGGTGTTGATGCTATTGGTGTACACGGTCGCCGAGGCGCCGGAACCGAACGCCGCCAGCACGTAGCCGTGCGCCCGCTTGGCCGCGGTCGTCGCGTTCGCCTTCTGCGCCTTCAGCCCAGAGCTGTTGAACAGGTTGACGAAGTCGCCGGCGGCCAGCGCTTCGCTCGTCGTGACCGTGGTGGTGAGGGCCGAACCGCCACCACCCGAGATCATCGTTGCGTCGATAACACCCGACGCATTCAGCGATACGATCTTGTTGGCGTCGGCCGCACCGGCCGAGGAATTAGCTGACGCAACTTCGGTTGCCGTGCCCGAAGCAAGGGCTAGGTACTTGTTACCGGCCATTCAACATTCTCCTAAAGGGGTCAGGCGACCGTGATCGGGGTCAGCGGATGGAATATGTAGCTTGTCGCTGACAGCGCTTTGCCGACCCGCTGCGACAGATTTCCCGCCGTCGACGGGGCTGTAGCCGTGGCGCCGCCAGCTGAGGCGGCCAGATAAACTGGCGCGCCGACCGTCAAGCCTGTAGCTGCGGTGTTGACGCCGTTCAGATACACGGTCGCGGTCGCGCCCGAACCAACGTTGGCGAGGACATACCCATCCGCGGTAAGCCCTGTTGTTGTCGCGTTCGCCCGACGCGCTTTCAGTCCGCTCGAATTCCACAGGTTCACCAGGTTGCCGGCGCTCAACGCCTCTGATGTGGTCACCGTCGTGAACAGCGCGCCGCTAGACGACATCCCAGCAATATCGGCGGTGTTCTGATTGATCTGCGTTGTGATTGCATTCAGCCCGCGCGGCGTAGTAGCCGGAAGTTCCGACAGGGCCCCCGTCGGGGTAAACGCATCCGTGTAATCAACCGGCAACGGCATCCGCTAAACCTCCTTCCGCATGCTCTACGGCTCCGGCGGCGGCTCAACGACCGCCATGTCAAGCCACGCCGACGCAGCCATATCGGCGTCGGTGATGTAGTGCGGCTTCTTGTTCGGTGGGAACACCCTCCACGCCTGCGGATCACCCAAACCGGTTTCCTGCGCCAACCAGCTCGTGGCCGGGTCCATCTTCACCGCCGGATGCGTCACTCAACCCCCTTATAGGTAGCTGCGGTTTACGCCGGTCACAGTGACCCACGTCTCCGTGCCCGTCGACTCAGCCTGGATGTAGTTGCCGGCGATGCCGTTGTGGTAGGTGGCGATCTCAATCACGTCACCAGCAAGGAAATAATCGGACCATGTCGCGGACAGCGCGTCACCTATCGCGATGCTGCCGCTGCCCATCGGGGTCGCCTTCAACAGTGACCCGTTGACCCACAGCCCGAGCTTCATCACAGCAGTCAGGTTGCTGCCGATCCGTATGCACGTGTTGATCGAATAGTTACCCTCGTCGAGGAACGTGAACGTACCGGTGACCGGGTCCGCGTCGATGTTCACGCTGGCCCTGGCGACGACCTGCCAAAAATTAGCAGGCAACGGCGACCAACCGTTCGGGTAAGACACCGCCGTCGTGCTTGTGCGGTACATTTCCGCGGTCGGCCCCAACAATGTCGGAGGCAGGTTGTCGGTGACCGACGTACCTTTGATGGTGCCCGGCCCGATCGCACCGAAAAGGTCCGTCTTCATCTCCGTGCGGGAGCCCCAGTACCGGAACCCGGCACCCATCTGCGACAGGTTCGCGGCCGTAACCTCCGCTGGCACAGCCAGATTCGGGAACCGCTTGACTAGGGTGTCACCGGAATATATCTCGAACTGCTTAGGGTTCGCGCCGACCCCGGCGACCACCTTGATGTCCAACGACCACGTCAATGGAATGTTGCTTGCCCACACCGTGTCCACCCCACCAATACGGCAGCCGATGTCACCGCGGTACGTCAAAAAGCTAGGTGAGTACGCGCGCGCCCACACCCCGTTCGCCGGTGTGGTCGTGGAGTCTGCGCGCACCCACGACCAAATGCGTGGTGTCCCACCAGAGCCTGTCTGGGTTGGCGGGGACGCCATCGAGCCGCGCACAATCTGGTAGTCGGTGTCGGTGGGCACCGTGTGCATCACGTCGGCGCCGCGGTTGCCGTTGTTAACCAGATTCCATGCGGCCTTGCCGTCTTCGATTACGACAGTCGAAGTAGCACCAACGGCGCCGAAGTAGGTGACGACGAACTCCACGGGCATCGGCCCGTCCGGGTAGTCACCGAAGTCGACGTCGATTGTTTTGCCCGCATACCGCGAGCCCGTTGCTGTCGACTGCAAGCTCTGCAACTGCCTTGCATGCGAAAGGATCTCGTTGTAGATGGTCGTCATGAACTGCTGCGCATCCGAAACATCTGTGCCGGTCAGGGATGTGAGCCCGGACCACGCCTGCGAAGCGGCGTCCTGGATGGCCTGCAGGCCAGGCACGCTCGCATCCGGTATCGGCGGCATGCCGAGGAGGTTGACCAGTTTGGCTGCATCCAGATCGGATGCGGCGGTCAGCAAATCGGCCAGCCATGTGTTCTGCTGCGCCGGGGTCGATCCGGTGAGGCCGGTGAGGAAATCCATCACCTGCTGGTATGCGTCGGTGACCGCATCGGTGATCGCATCATTGAGATCCGCCCACCCGGCAGCGATCTCAGCGGGTGTCGGATACCCGGCACCCGTCCCCGAGAACAACTGCACCAGTTTCCTGATGGGCGCAAAAATGTTCTGCACCGCAAGCAAAGTCGGATCAGTGCCCGTGAAATTCCCGTTGATCGCGTCAAGCAGGCCGAGCAGCTCCCCGACAAGCGGAAGGTTTTCGATGAACTCAACGAACAGCGGCGGCAGATCGTCGGGGCCGGTGATGTCAGCCGGATCAGATTGCGCGATCAGCGAATTCACGCCAGCCCAGATGGTTGTCATCACCCCGAACAGGCCGCCTCCCGAGGGGTTACCGCCCGTCGAGGTGTTGAACGTGGCAGGGAACCGGGCGTCGGCGCGTGACTTCATCGCCGCCTCGGACATGTCTTGCAGCGAACTGGCCAACGTGGCAGGCGTCAAAGCGCCCTGCGGCAGGTTCGGGACACCGCCGGGTGTCGTCACCTACGGACCGCCCTAGCTGTGGCGCCGATCGCCTTCGGGCATTTCGGGGCTTCCGCTGTGCCGGCCACGAACGGCTCCGCGGTGGTGTGCTGCGGCGGATCAGGCACACTGACCGACTCCTGCCGCACACCGTCAACAATCCACGCAGGCGCACGCACGACAGCCGGGTCGATGTGCCCGGTCTGCCGGACGCCGAGAGCCACCAACTGCTCAGACAGCTTCCCCACCCACGGCTGCAACGCGGTCAAAGGCATATCAGTCGCTATCAGCAGCGCCGACGCCAGGGCCCCACCGACCGCCGCTATCTGCGCCGGAATGTCTTCGCTATTCGGGATTTTCTTCGGGATGAACGCATTGTGCACAACCCGCTCCGCGATCGCCTGCGCCGCCTCCGCAGTCAACTCTGGTGCGCCCGGACCCTCAGGTGTGTTCATTGGCTACCACAACCCGATCTCTCCGAGCCCGCCGATCGCCCGCGACGTCAACTCCGCTAACCGTTCGATAGCGTCCTTCTTGTTGCGGGTGTCACCGAACTTCGCGACAACCAACCCTTTACCCGCACCCCAGTCGAGGTCGAGTTCTCGGCAGCGGCGTACGAACACCCTTGGCATCAGATACTTTTGCGTTCCGCCGACACGGTCGCCGAGCCACCAATGCCCGAATCCGTTCGCCCCGATCAGCCACGGCGACGCATTCGCAACCGTCAGCGTGAACGCCGTGTCGGGGTCCGTTTCGCGGCGTCGGCGACGTAAATCCATGACACTGGCCGCGGTGTAGGCCTGCGTAACCTGGCTGGAGTTCGTTTCGAGGTAGTGACCCCAGCCCTGCCTGGCGACCCTGTCCAGCAGGGGGACGCTCATATGGGCGAGGATCGAATCCCGGTAGATCGGCTCCAGGAAAGCGTTCAAAGCGCCGCCGAGGGAACCCACGGAAATGTTGTAGCCGATACCTACCGAGATGACCGCACCAATGTTGTCGCCGGCTACATCGCCGCCGTACTGGATTGCCGCGGCGATCAGCTCGTCGACGCCGGGCATCGACTCGCCCCCAACTGTGATCCGGCCAGGGCCGCCCGGCGACCGGGAGAACTCCGACGTTTGAATGCCGGTGATGTCGCCGTCCCGGTAGATCACATATGGGTGCGCGGGCAGCGTACCCAGGATGCCGGGCAGTCGGTACCCGGTTTCGTCGATCGCCTCACCTGTGAACAGGTTGTAGGAGTCCTCAACATAGTTGGATGTCACATCGGCGATGCTGCGGGTCAACCCGGTCAGAAGGTTCCCGCCCAGCGAGGTCCCTTGACGGAACCCTGATTTGTCGACAATTCCGACCATCAGAGTGCCGTCACGGAAATTGGTGCCGGCCCCCGGCCACGGCTCAGGATCACCTTTGAACCAGCGCCGCAAATCCCACTGCAACTCGGCGTCCTCAAGGATCGGCGCCGCGACATCGAAAATGCTGGTGCGGATACTGCCGACCACCAAAGCGGGCGGCGCCACCGAATCGCCGAAGTTGCTTGGCTTCACAACAATCTGGGATTGCTCCCACACATGCGTCACATGGTCGATAATCCCGGGGACAGTCCAATTCGCTGGGACCAGCAGCGCCTGAAGGTCGTCCACGGAGATGTTGAAAAGCTGCAGACGCAGCTGGTTCGCCATCAGCGTCAAAAGGATGCCTTGATCCGCCGGGGCGAGCAGCATCCACGCTTTCGGCTGCTGAATCAGGCTGATCGGCAGGAACGGGTTGCCTGCGGTGTGAACGTATTTCAGTTCTTCGATGTCGTCGAAGAAGTCTATGACAACTTCGTCGCCCGCCTGATCGCGGACGACGGTCACACCGTTCTTTGGTTTCATCCTGCCGCCGAGGCGGGCGCCCATCGTTTCGACGATGATGTGGATATTTGAGGTGCCGCGGCCCTCTTCGTCTAAAGCCCAGAACGCGGCCCATGTGCGGCGCGGCTCGTCCAGGTCGATGGGTAGCCGGAGTTGGATGGTGCCGGTTTCGTTGACTTGAACGTTGACGCTGCCCGCGTTTTCGCCATGGACGGTTCCGCGGTACTGCCAGTCGCCGTCATACAGTTTTATGACGGGTCGGTCGTTGGCGCGTTCGATACGATAGTCGCGCAGTTCACGCGCCCATGCGGCGAAGTCGTCGTGGTCGGTGCCGGTGAACGGCTCCCCGAACGTGAACGGCCCTGATGGGGCGGCACCGCCTAGTGTGAACGGTAAAGTCGCCGGCAGGGTAGCCATCAGTCTAGACCCGCTTCCGCGCTCCAGAACCGTCTCTGTCGGAGTGTGGCTTTCGCTCCGGACGGCCCGTTACACACCACCGGCATGAGGATCGGCGCGACCTCGGTGCCCGTGCCCGGCGGAACCATGTAGATCGGTTCAACCCCATTGAACAGGCCCGCAATGTTCGACAAATCCGCCGACACGTAAGTGTCCATGAACGGATCGGACATCACCGACAGCATGGACACCAGTTGTGGTGTCACAATCATGCGGGCCGCGTCCTCACCGACAGCACGCCCCCAACGGCGTTCATTCCCGAAACTGTGATCCGGGAACTGCCACTGCACTGCCGGGTCGAGTTCCCATTCCAGCCATAACGGCTGATCGGTAGGGTTCCACACGTCGAACCATCCCTGATTAGGGTTCGCCGCTACCCTGATAACGGGCGCTATGCCGGTCGTCTTCCCCATGAACAGTGCCGCCAGGAACCCCGACAGCGGGCCGCTGGAGAAATTCAGCGTGAACCCGAAGAACGTTGCACTGACGGACACGCCGCCAGTGCCGACCGTGGACAGTTGCTCCAACGCCGTTTGCAGCGTCGAAGCGGACGAAAAGAACGATAGAGGGGTTGTCGTTTGGCCGCCCACAGCGAGCGAGTAGGTCAGGCCGCCGATGGTGATGGTGAAGTCGAGCGGCGCCAACCCGGACCCGTCAACGGTCAGCATCCCCGGCTTGGATGTCGGGGTGATGACTGTCCACTTCCCCGGCGAACCGGACACTGTGACATTCCCGACGCCGCCGATAGACGGCAACGCTGCCAGCGCGGTCCGCACCGTCGCGGTGGACGCGTTCCATGCGAGGGGCGGTGTCAACGCCGACCCGCCGTATGCAAGTTTGAACGTGCCGCCCGACGAGTTCGTGTAGATGGTGAAGTTCCCCGAATTCACCCATTCGGATACGTCTTCGACGCCCTCGAACATCGGGTTTACCGCGATCGCACTGACGACGGCGTGATACACGTCGTCGATGTCGGCGTCGAACCCGTCTTCGGTGGTGTAGTCGATCTGCTTCGCCAACTTCAGCGTTAGTGACCGTCTGCCGCTGGGGCCGTCGTAATGCCATCGGACACGCTCCAAGGTGTCCGAATACATTGATGGTGTGCCCCAAAGCTTCTGGAACCGTGGACGACTGGCGGGGGTCAGCCAGAACGGGAGAGTCATTTCCCGGATCGGTATCGACTGCCCGGTGATGCGGCCACCGACCTCGAACGCCCCGGATTGGGTTCGCGCAGTGAACCCCGCGTCGTACGCACCTTTGGGGTCGGTGTCTAAAATGATGTCGTCGACAAGGAAGGCGTCGTCGGGGGCCGACACAACCACCGAGTCACCGTTGGATGATTCCAGGGTGATCGTTGCTACCGGCATGATTTACAGGTGATCCAGCTTCGCAGAAGACACGCGGTCCTGCCACCGCTGCCACTCAGCCATTGCGCCCTCAGCGTCACGAACCTGAATATTCGTGTTGAACACAGGGCCAGGCCGGCCACCGGTGCCGCCGTGCATGGCGCCGGACGGCATCGGAGGCGCACCACCCATCGCGCCCGCCGCCGAGAGCGGGGCTGCCCCACCGAACGACGAACCACCACCACCGATCGAGATGCCACCTATGAACTGCCCGATGCCTTGCAGCCAGCCCGGCGAATCACCAACGCCGAACACGTCCAGCGCTGACCCGATCTGGCCGCCCGCGAACTCGCCGAGCGCCGACCCGATACCAGAGAAGTTAGTCAACGACGGAAACCCGAACCCAGAGCCAGAACCTTTTTCGGATTTAGTCGCCCGAGTGAACCGGCCCTTAGCCGCTTCCGCGGCAGCCTCAACAGCATCTGATGCGCCCTCGCGGGCGTCAGCAGCGGAGCGCTCCGCCTGCGCAACGTCCCGAGCCGCCTGTGCTCGGGTTTTAGCGGTCCCGTAGATATCTTCTTCTGCTTCAGCCTGTTTGGCTTTCGCAGCAGCGATCCGCTCGTCGGCGTCGGCGATGGCCTGCTGGGCGTCTTCGGCGCGGCGCTGCGCGTTCCGCACCTCCTTGGGGTCAACCCGGTAGTAGCCTGGTTCGCCGTATTCGTCGTAACCGGGGGTTCCGATTCCCGGCTTGAAGTCCGCGCCGAACGCGTTCACCAGGCCGCCTGTCGTGTTGGCGCCCAAGCTCAGTGACTGCGACGGATACGTCGGCATGTCCGCCAAGCCGGGGAGCTGGCTGCCCGCCTTCCATGCGAACGTTTTTCCACCGGCCCATGCATTCGGTCCCTGCTTGGCGAGAATCTTCTCAGCGACCGCGATCTGCTGCTCTTTGCTGGCCTGCCAGGGGGACGGCGCGTACCGCTGGCCGCCGAAGTCGTTCCACGTTCCCTGACGGATTTGCAGCCCGCCTGTGCTGTCACGATCACCTGAGGGTAGGTTCCAGCGGCCTGTGCCGGCCTGGCCGGGTGTCCCCGACTCGTTGGCGGCGATAGCGTCCCAATCAGGTACCTTGCCGCCCGCGGTAGCGGTGTCGGCCAGCGCGGATAGACTACCCGATGGGCTCGTCCTGCCGACCTCGGACAGCGCCGCCAGGTGGATATGGTCCCCGTGCTGCTTCATCGTGGATTCGCCGTAGATTCTTCGCGCGGCGGCGCCTTCGGCCCGCTCACCGTGCATGTTGTACCAAACGTAATTCGGGTCGTCGTAGATGATCATCGACAACTTGTCGCGGTTGGCCCACGCCCACGCAAGGTTTTCCCTCGACGGGTCCACGTCGATGGCTTTGCCTTTGGGGTGCTCGCCGCTGTCCTGGCTGTGGTCGGTCATTCCGCTGATGAGCTTCGCGCCGGGGTTGGTGCCGCGCAGCGATGTCAGGATCGACGTGTTGATTGAGGCACCACCGAGGCGTGACGCCTCTTCAGCGGTGACCGTGCCGAGCGCGCCGAGCGCGCCGCCCGGTTGAGCAGCAGCGGGCGAACCGAACCATCCGGCGCTACCGGCTGGCATGTCCGCGATCTTGTCGCGCAACGCATCAAGCTTCCCGCCGGTCGTATCGGCTTTGGTCCCAAGCCGCGCCACATCATCACCCAACCCGGCTGTGCCCTTACCGGCGTCCTTCGTCCCATGACCGATCGCCTTCAGTTTGTCGATGAACCCGCCGCCCTTTTCGGACAGCTTCCGCAGCTCCTCCCCAGAGGCGTATAGGTCTTCACCCCAGCCGAACGCCGCGTCCGCGTCCTTATCGAGCTGATCAGCGATTTCGCCGTGCCCGAGCAGTCGTTGCGCCGCCGCGTGCGCCCGGGTGATGGTCCCGTACACATTGCCGACGCCGCCGATCAGGCGTGAAAACGCCTGCAAAGTCAGGCCGACATCATCCAAGACACTGAGGGACGCCGAGGTGACAGAGGTCGCGACCGCCCCGAACGCCGCGGTGATCTGGTCCTTATGCGCGACCACACTGTCGGCCAGCTGCTTGAGGCCCGGCCCGAACGCCGCCGCCAGATCGTCCTGAATCTCGTCGACCGCCACACCAATGGTGCGTTTCGCGGACTCGAACGAGCCGACCACACTGGTGCCCATCGTGTCTGACGCGGCCTGCGCAGCACCCTCGACCGACCCGAAATCCGCTACCGCCTTCGACGGATCCCACTGCGCGAACGTACCGATGAAATCCCCGGCGGTGTCACCCAACAGGGCCATAGCCGCCTGATTGCGGCGCACCGGGTCTTCGATGCCGCGGATCGTGTCGAATACTTGATCGAACGCCTGAAACGCTGCGGGGCCGCCCTGCTTGAACTTGTCGAATGTCGCCTCGCCGTTGAGGCCGATGTTGTCGAGGACCGCGACTATTTTCGGGCCTTCTTCGCTGACCCGCCGGCCGAACTCACGCAGCGCGTCCGCGCCGCGATCAGTGTTGTCGACACCCATCTGAATTGACTGGTTGATCAACGCCAACGCCTGCTCAGCCGACAGGCCGGCGTTCTTCCAGCCCGACGAGTATTCGCCGAGCGAGTCCATCAGGTCGCCGCCGAGGTCGCCGCCGAGCTTCGTGTAGCCGGCGGCGATGATGTCGAAAGCCTCCGTGGCGGACGCCGCGAGGCCGCTGCGCAGCAGCACCGACGCCGCTTTCGTGGTGTTCGTCAGATCACCGTCGATCAGCTGGTTTAGCGACAGCAGTTGCTCGACGACCGGCCGCAATTCCGCTTCAGTCGCTGAGGGGTCGATCAGCCCTCCCTGCGCCGCCCTGCGGGCCGCGTCGAACGCCTCGTCACGGCTGGCCCCGAAGTTGTTCGCGAACGCAGCCGATGCGGCTGTTCCGAGCCGCGCCATAGCCGCTTCGTCTATACCGAGCTGCGCCTGGATTTTGTCGCGCAACGGTTCGCGTTCCAGCCCGGCCATGATTCCCTTGACCAGCAGGCCGCCGCCGACCGCACCCGCCGCCGTCAACGCCAACCCGATCGGACCACCAGCCGCACCGAGACGCGTCAGCGCCGTAGCACCACCGAACCCGGCAACGAAACTGCCCGCCGCATCAGAACCCGCCGACCGCACCTCCGAACCCAGCCCACGTAAACTGGACGTAACCCCAGAACTGACCTTCCCACCCGACTCCGCCGCCGACTTAGCGGCCCGCTCATACTCCTTGAACGCATCCGACGCCGTTTTCGCAGCCCGCGTCTCCTCACGCAACGCTTTGTCCCGCGCCTCAATCGCCTGCTCGAACCGCTTCCCCGACGTCACACCCTTGTCGATGACATCCTGCAAACCGGCCTGAGCGACCTTCAGCTTCCCTGTCGAGTCGGCTGCTTTGTCGGCCAGCTTCGCGTGCGCGTCGAACGCCCTTTTAACGTCCGCCTCAGACGCCTTTATGCCTTCGGCGATCCCCTTGCCGAGTTTCGCGCCAGCGCGTTTCCCGGGACCGCTGAGCGCCCCGTCGAGCTGCTTATCAACCGCCTCCGACACCCCTCGGAGGCTAGGAATCAGCTGCAAGGTGGCGTACCCGATGGGCGTCGTCATTCCGTCACCCCCATCCCGTATCGGCGTTTACGTTTCTCATACACAGCCCGCAACTCAACGACTTTCGCCAACTGGGCTTCTGCGCGTGCCTTCGCGACCATCTCAGCCCGCTGCGGGTGATCCTTCTTAGCCCACAACGCCCACAGATCGGCTATCAGGTGATCGGTCCGCGTCCACGGCCGCTGCCCGCCGTTGAGTGCCCGCGGCAGCGCCCCCTCCGAAGGCAGTTGCCGCACAAGAACACCCAGACGCCGCGCCGACAGGGAGCCGCGATAGTAATCCAGCAAATCAACCTGATAGAACCGGAGCAGATCAGCCTCTATCTCATCGCCGTACTCTTCGAGCAGACGGCAGAGGCCTCCTAGTTTCCCAGTGCCTCACGAAGTTTGGTGCCCAACTCGTCAAGCTGGCCCATCGTCATTCCGGCGTCACTGAGCTGCTGCCACTGCTCCACGCCGATCATCTGTTTGGTGCCCTCGTAGTTGTCGCCCGCCCGGAACGCGTCCGTGGCGGCTACAGGTATTCTCCCGCGCACCGGGATGCGCAGTTCCACGCCGCACTGCTCGACGGTCACATATCCGTCGCCGTCGGCTTCCGCTTCGCGCGCCTGCACGGACGTCTTCCCCTTCTTGGCTTTACGTGGCGGCGGCGCGGGAAGGTGCGACACGTTCGCGGCGGTCACGCGACGGTCACCGTGCCGCCCGTACCGGTCGCGATGACCGTCGTCACGGGCCCGGTGAACGTCGCCACCAGCGGGCCACCAGTCGGACCCACCACCGTGACACCAGGCGCGGGCAGCGCAATAACGGGTGCGATCAACCTCAGAGCGGACTCCAAAGCCAGCGCCGTCTTCGTCGCGATCGACGCAGTCGGGACACCGTTGACGGTCGACGTGTACGTGGTGACAGCAGGCGCGATCGTGTACGTCTTCACCACATCATCGAGGGTGGCGTCGATGACGTGGAACGCGTCACCGGCCGCGGAACCTGTGTGCAACACCTTCACCGTCCGCGACCACGGCTCACCTTCCTTGATGCCCGTCGATGCTGTGATCTGCGCCGCGCCGGGACGCTCCGACACCCACACGGTGGTGCGGTCCTCGTCAACGAACCGGTACAGCACATAAATTTGCACATCCCTGGGGATGCCGATCTTGTTGTTCGCTGAACCGGGCAGCGCGATGGCGCGGGTTGCCGCATTGTTCTCCAGCATCGTGAACCCCGTGTCGAGTTTGCCTTTCCGTAGCTTCACCCGATACCTGGGATGCCCGAACGCATCGTATTCGCGGACCTCGATCGACGGGTCCAACGGAATGCCGGCGTCAGCGTCGACCAGCCCGACGAACTTCCAGCCCAGAGCCTGCGGGTCAGCGGTTGGGGTCGCCGGATACCACGCAGATATGTCGACGACGTCCGCCTTTAGCGCGTACCACGCCTCAGCCTGATCGGGGATAACAGTGAGATCGGCATTAACGGTTGCAACCATGCGAGGTTCCCTCCTTAAAGGGCATTTCCGAGATTAAAGGGACGACCTTCGCCCTGAATTGGGTGAGGCCAGATTTATTGCGGTACAGCGGTGCGGACACGGGTCAAAACAGTGAACGACGCAAGGTCGCCGCCCGTCGCCTCATCGCGGCCCTCAAGAATCCCAGTACCCGGCAGTACCGCGGCGACACCAGGAATTCGGGCCTCATGCACCCGCCCGAACAACGCCTGAATGTAGGTGCGGTTACGGCCGGACGTGTACGTGGTGAAACGGATCGTCGGTGATGTTGCTGCCGGCCACACCGCCAGCGGATCGCCGTCGTCCTCGACGAGGAGCACAGGACCGGACCCGGTAGTCCAGTCGGACGGCAACCAGAGACGCACAGACAACTCCGGGAACCGGGCGGCTAGATCGGTTTTCGCCCAGTCTTTCACCAGCCGCGCCACGTCGACCGGTTCACGGCTGGTCACCGTTTCGGCCGCACTTCCAAACCTGCCGCGGACGCTGCCCGGGTCAGCACCCCATGTTTGGCCTGCAACCCGGCTGGGACGGACACCGACGCCGCGGCACGATCCGTCGTGTATGTGCGCAAGACCGCAGCCTCACCGGCTTGCTCGGCTACTTTCCTGCCGAGGTCGTCGATTACGTCTCGGGCAAGCACCTTGAGGACTTCCTCAGCGCCCGCATGATTCACCTTGAAATTGCCTGTCATCCTTGGCTCCTCATGCACACCACTTCCAGGACGCCGAAGTCGCCTCGATGCCAGTCGTTGACGACGATCCGGTACCGGTGCCCGCGCACGGTCAGCTCATCTGAGTTGATGATGTCGGCGCTGAGCGGGAAATAAACCGTACAGGCGATGTTCTCGCTGTCACGGCCGCGCGCCAATTGTTCTGTTCCGGCGCCCGGTGCGATCAGGATCGCCAACACAGTGGTGTCGGTGGCGGTGATCAGCGCACCGTCCTCATCGCGGCCGCCGCCCCGATGTCGGGTCACCGGCTCAACAGGCTCGAAGATCACGTCTGCTGCTCGTAGAGCGGATACCCGGCCAGGACGGCTCCGCACGAACAGTACGATCCACCGAAGTACAGGGCGCAGATCGGTGAGTGATCGACGCGGCACGACACGGTGTCAACGGAGTACGCCTTACCCTCTGAACCGTTCTTGCAGATGTCCTGCAGTTGAGTGATTTCGCTAGGCCACAGGTTGAACCCGCCACGTTGACGGGTGTCAAGAGTGACCCCGAGCGGGCCCAGGGTTTGCGACTGCAAAGCTCCCGCCCCGGCCTGCGCCCAGCGGGTCACAGAGCCGATCAGGATCAGCCGCGCCTCAGCTAACTGATCTTCGGTGGGAGCCGGATCGGTCGACGCCAGGCAGGGCGCAACCCGCGACGCGCGAGCATTCGCGCCGTCAACCCACGTGTCCGACATCGCATTCGACGCGACATCGGCAGGCAGGTCGGAGGAGCTGATGATCTCAGCCACGGGTCACACCACCATCTAGTCGTTGACCGGTTGGGCTGCCCGACCCTTGGCCGGAGTGGGCTTGTCCTCGGGCGTTTCCGCCGGGAGTCGGTAGCCGGCTGCGAGACGCTCCACCTTCTTCGATTCCGCTACCGACACCCTCTGACCGTTGGGTGCGACCAGGGTGACAGTCTCAACCTTCTTCTCGACCATGTTCTTTCCCCTTTCCCGGGTTTAGACGTTGGCTTTACGGCGTCGCGTCGATGACCTTGGCGAACGCATCCAGCGCCATGATTCCGATGCCGTACACAACCTCGGAGCGGATCGCGATCTGGTTCTGCCGCTTCAAATCGCCAAGCCCGTCGGGGTCGCCGTACTCGATCAGCTCCAACGGAATGTTCACTTGCACGCCCCACCGGAACGCGCTGAAGTCGCCGACGACGGCCTTCACGTTCGGGTTCGTCGACACGTAAGCCCCAGTCGCTGGTGTTACCGCCTCAGGTCCGCCGCGGACAGTGTCTGACACCGCCGCATTCAGGCCGGCGAACGTGGACGTGTTCGTTCCGAAACCGAGTTCCGGGTACAGCTTCTGATCGGTGGTCACACCGCGCTGCGTGGCCAACTTGAAGCTGAAGGAGTTATCGAGCGCGATCCCGTCCGGCGCGATGCTGTCGTCGAGCACCAACTGGACGGCAGCCTCAATAGCCTGGTCGGGCTTGAGGATCGTGGTGGGCGTCAGCTCGACCACGTTCGTTGTGTCAAGGATCTTCGCCGGCGAACCCGCAATCAGGGTGCCGGTCCGCGGATTGATGCCGTGGATCGCGATCAGGTCGAGCGCACGCCCGAGAGCGACACCAGACAAGTCCCGCATCGTCTGCAGGACGCCGAGCTGACGCGACTCATCAGCCCACATAACTTCCTGGTTGAACCGTTGCGTGACATGCACCTTCCGGGGGATCGCGGTCACCGGGGCGAACACCGCAGTGCTTTCTGCTTTCTGCGCGCCTTCACCCACAACCTCACCGCGAGGTGGAGACGTCAACGTCATGTACTGCTGGTCCCCGAACTCCTGCGGCTCAGCCGAAGACAATTTGGCAAGTACAGACTGGCCTTGCGCCCTCTGCCACACACCGGAAACCATGTGCTTGGGCAGCGAAAAGGTTCCGGTTGCAAGTGCGACCATTTCTTGTTCCTTTCGTGTTTTAGGAGCCGCCGCCGAAGAATCCCCTAGCGAAAGCTAGGTCGTCCTCGTTGGTGGTGGTTCCGGTCTGTGTCGACGTGCCCTCTTTGGGCACGTTCGGGTGTTTCTTCTTGCGCTCGGTCTCGGCGTTCGCCATTTCGGCCGTGCGGTCTGCGAGTCGCTTCGCCTGGGCGGTTAGCGTCTCTTCGTCGGTTCCAGTGAGGAACAGGTCAGCGTCTTCCAATGAGATGCCGTGCGTGACAGCGATGCGTAGACGCAGGGATTCCGCTTTCGCGGTGTCCCGGTCCTTCTCGGCGGTGGTGATACGACCGTTAGCCTTCTCAAGTTCGGAGAGGTTGGCCTGCTCGATCTGGTCGAGCTTGGCGGCCTTAGACTTGAGGTCGTTGTAGTCCTTGAACTTTGCGCGTTCCCGGTCTAAACGATCTTTCAGCGCCGCGTTCAGCTCTTGCTGCGAGTTGATTGGTTTGAACTCGTCAGCGGCGGGCGTCTCTCCGCTGGCGTTTCCGCCCTGGCCTTCTGCCGTGTTGGTCGTTTCGGGTGCTGCATCTGACATTGGTTGTTCCTCCTGGTGGACCGCCCGTTAACCGCCGGACGTAGGCGTACACCCGTCAAATTTGAGTGACGGGAAGAATTGGTGGGGGTTAAATCAGCCGAATCTAGTTTGGCTTTTGCGCCCGCGCGTTCATATAAGCCTGCCGGTGCGGCGACGTGTACCACCGCTGCAACAGCATCGACTCGTAGCCTTCCATCCACATCTGCGCCAACGCCAACGACCTACCCGCATAAGGATTCGAGGCACCAACCTCCGCCGCGCGGCCCTCAGCCAGCGCACGTACCGCGTCATCCTTCATGGTCACTGCAAATAGTCCTGATTCTGGGCGGCGAACTTGTTGATACTGTACTCGCCGCGCAGCACCATTTCCCGCAGAATCGGCCTCGTCAAACGTCCGTTCTTGTCGAACCATTCAGCCATCTCAGGGGTCATCCATTTACGGGCCGTCGCATCGTTCACAGACCACAGTTCTTTCGGGTTCACCTTCAACTCGAACGGCTTCCGAACCATGTACCCGTTGGTGGCGTTCTCCGCCTCCAGGGCCATCTCACCGACCCTGCGATGGAACACCGACGCCAGCAGTTGGTCGAACCCTTCGCCTCTATGGCCTTCCGCGCGTGACTGCGCGATAAAATCCCTGCGCCGGATCGAGCTCACCGATTTGCCGGTGACCTCGGATTCGGCTTCTGCCGGGTCGGCGCCTTCCTCGATTAGCGCGATTATGCGGTCGGCGTCAGCTTCAGCTTTTGCCGCTTTCCGAGTCTCGGCGCGGCCTGCGCGTTCAGCTGCGCGGCGTTCGGCGTCCTCGAGCGCTTCGAGCGCCGCGACGGCCGCCTCAACCCGGTCGTCGTCACCGGCGTCGATGGCTTCCCTGAGTTCGCGGGCCGCGCGGTTCATCGGTGTCTCGCCGACCGCCTGCGCCGGTTCGGCGGCTACCGCCGTGGGAACACTGTGCAGGTCTTCGGCATCTACACGCTGCCAGTACTCAAGGGCATGCAGGTAGTCATCCTCAGCGTCCAGCCAAACCGCTGTATCTCTGCGCTCTACGGCCCGCTCTCCTGCTACCACGGCCCGCTCACCGCTGGCTCTCTCCATCGCCAACGCAATCTCCTTGGCGCTGCTCGCCCCCGCCCGCGTGGCGGCCTTGTAGTCGGCTTCCCACTGCTTCACGTACGGGGCCGGCTCAAACGTGCCGCCTTTACGGACGGGTACCGCGGTGCAATGGCAATGATCGTGGTAGCGGTCGCCGAGTTTCTGCGTGCCCTGGGTGCGGCCACCACGACCGATAACTTTCGTGCGGTACGCGCCGAGCTCCTTGTCGAAAACGACGCCACTAGCTTTGTACAGATACTGCTCGTCACGTGTGGCTAGCATGCGGCAGAATCCGCACGCCGACGCTGAAGCGTGACGCGCCCAACGGGCACCTTCACGGCCGGCGTTGATGAGCACCGTGTCCCGCGACGCCCCGAACACCGCACGACTAGCGGTGCCCTTCAGCGCTGATGCCGGGTCGGCTTGAAGCATCGCCCACCGACCCGACGCCGCTAACTGCTCAACCGGCGCCAACTCTGCGGGCTCAACGACGAACCCGGCGTTCTTCGACGGCTGCTCCCCGTACCACACCGCTGTCGCGCTCGCCGCCGACGCCAGATACGGGGTAGCCAACGCCGGGTAGGCGTCACTAATGAACCCCAGCAACTCCGGTTGACTCAACCGACCCAACCTCGGGCCGATCTTGTCTATCCGCGTGCCGAGTTCGTTGCTGATCCCGGTCAGGAGCCGCTGAAACTCAGCTACCGCCAGCGCCACTGACGGCCTGCTGTGTTGCATTCGGCGGTGGCGGTGGCACAGCGGGCAACTCCGCGGTCGGCGCCGTCAGTTTGTCGACCAACGACGTAGCCGTGGCGAGCCGCGCACCAGCCATCGCCTGCTTGATCTCCTGAGGAGTCAACCCAAGCAGTTTGTAACCCACTTCGGTGCCCGCCAACTCCGGCGCCGCAGCCAACTGCTTCATGCCCGCATCCGCTTGCGCCGCGCGGGACTGGTACCGCGGGTCACGCCACAGCGCGTCAATCGACTTCCATTCAGGCGGCACATCATCCGCGCCGATTTTGTTCAGCATCAGTAGAGCCCGCATGAACGAATTCCGCAGCGCGGGCGTGAAGTCATCAACCGCGCCCTCCGCTTCGGCGATCAGCTCATACTGCGAAGCGTCATAAGACTCCGCCGAAGTCGGATTCGCCATGTCGGCGATCGCGACAGCCGTATCCGGCAACTGCGCCTCCCTGGCGAACAGCTTCGCGAGACCGTTGATGTCCGTCCAGTGCGGCTCCGGGGACTGAGCCGGGAACTGCCTCACATCAGGGCGGGCCAAACTAACATCCACGTCCTGATCATCCGGGATCGCCTTGATCCGACCCAGGCGTATCTCCCACATCGTTTGCTGGGTGCCGTCAGCGTTCCTGAACACCGAAGCGTCCGCGCCGAGCAACCAAAACTCCGGATAAGAGAACACATCCATGTGCCCCTCGCGGCGAACAAGATTACGCACCGCCGCATCCTGCAACCCCATGATCGGCCGCGTGATCCGAGACTGCCCGAACGGACGCTTCGGTGCAGGCTTGTACGGCAGCACCTCCGCGGGCACCCCGTACACATGGGGGTACCGTTCGACCTCCCATTTTAGGGTCGCTTTGTCGCGGTGAGCTGTGATCGTCTCATCGTCGAGGTATAGGGCGAACTCCAGCAGGTTGCCGTCTTTGTCCTTGTCGATCACCGACAGCAGATTGTCCAGATGACGGCGGCGACGATTCCACTGCCCTGACGCCTCCGTCGCATCCAGCACGTGGATCAGCGCGCCAGGCTCGTCGTCCTCGCCGACCGTGTTCACGAGGAACGCCGGGCCGTGCTGCAACGCCGCGACGATCGCCCCGTCAACCTCAGAGTCGAGATGATTGTCATCCCACACCTCGGCGCCACCCAAGCTGTCAAGGTCACCGTCAGGCCACACAAACCCATCCAAATTACACCTGCGGGCGAGCGCATCGACCGCCTTACCAGTCCAACCAAGAACAAGCCCCAGGTTGTAATACTGCGGCGGGATCATCGTCCCCACGAAACGAACCGACCGCTTATTCTCGTAATACGAGGTGCGCAGCAAATTCGTCTGACGGCGCCGCTCAATCTCCCCGTGCAGCCCGCAGATGAGGGCGTTCTCATCGTCCGACAAACCAGGAATACGGACGGCCGTCATCTCAGGCAGATCAGTGACGGCATACTCCACCTAGATCACCGACGCGCTTCTACGCCCAGACGACACCCGGCGCCCCAACGACGACGCCCGACCATTCCCGGTCGGCGCACGCACCGTCATCGCCGCATACAACGCCTCCGTCATCGCGACAGCCGGCCCAATATCGAACGACTCCGACCGCGGCACCAACACCCACCCACCTTGGGCCCGATCCTGCCTGCGCGACCCGCGGACAGCGGCCTCTAAATCCGGGTGACCGTCATGCGACAACCTACGTTCCTCCACCATCCCCAACCACAGGGCGTTACCGGCCCCGACCTCGTTCTGCGTATACGCAGACACCCGGTAACCGGACTGCCGAAGTTTCTCACCCAGCGCCTTCGCAGCACCGGTCGAATCGTGCTTCATCGGAGTACGACGGGTAGCGTGACGGACCACAAAACTCATCGCCTCCCTCTCTGACTGTGTACCCAATGCGATCTCGACGTGCGCGGAACCACCCTCAGACCAGCAAGCAGCGACCCAAAACCATCCCCCGCGTGTCGCGTTGATCCCGAACGAAGAAACCTCGGGCAGATTGTCCGGCCGCGCAGCCAAACTGTTCCAGTCGTCCTTCGGTATAACTGCGATCGTTTCGTTGGTCTTATCCCAAATGCCGAACACTTCGCGCAGCACATTCTCCGGCGACATGTTCTCCACGAGGCGCTCGATCGCGGACTTACCGACCCTGAAACCGTAAGAAGGGTTCGCCTCGGCGAGTGACTCCCAGAACCCTGGGGAATCAATGTCGTCAGCCACAACGTCGTGAGGGGACTCCGGGGAGAACTCCACGAAGACACCCTTGAACGGCCGCCGCCTCTTCAAGTCCAGCGCCCGATCCCTGCGCCGCTTAAACGCTTCGTTCACGCCGAGCGCCACCTCCGCCGGCCGCGGAGGGGTACCCATGAAGAACGCCAAACCGACATCGGACACGTTCATCGCCGCGAGCATGTCAGTCAACGCCGCCTCGCGAAGGTTCTGACACTCGTCATACACCTGAATATCGACTTCAGAGAAGCCGCGACCGAACCCCGACGAACGGGCACCGAACAATATTCGCGACCCGTTCTCGAAATGAACACCACGGTTGTCATCCGCGAAAACGACCGGATACGAGGCACGCATCTTCGGCCGAATGGCAGGCTTCTCCACAATGCCCGCGATTTTCGTCAACGTCTCCGACGATGTGCGGTCGTGGTGCGATGACCAAATCACCAACGTTCCCGGACGTGACAGGCAGATCGCGATCAATCCGACCATGACAGCCCAAGTTTTCCCGGCCTGCCTGGAGATACTCAAAGTCACGCCCATGACATCGCAGGCAAGCGAACCGTCCGCGCGCAACCCAAGGGCCGCGTACCAGATATCTTCCTGCCACCGGTCCAGCACTACGCCCATCCCGGGCAGCTCCGGTGCGATCAATTCGCCGTACCGGGTGAACACCATGTCATCCGGGACGATGCAATGCCGGGCGGCCTCGACGAGCGGGGCCGGATTAGCCAGACTTACGGAAGCGGGCGGCATCGAACGCAACCACCTTGCCAGACTCCCCAGCATCTGAAGCGCCAGATACCTGCGCACGCAACCGCAGAATCTCGGCCTTAGTCCGCTCAATCTGACCATTCAACTGCGACCGCATCGTCGGCAGATTTTCAAAAGCCTGAGATAACAAAAGGTACCGCAGCTCCGCCTCGCCAAGCTCATCACCGGCGACCATCGCTTCATTCAACGTCGCATAGTTAGCCATCAGAGCCACCTTCCAAACCCGTCGGTTTCCGCCCGACGTAGGCGTGACTGCGCCGCAGTGGCACAGAGGTTTTCGGACCGGATTAACGTCAACGCTCTCCGGTGGCGTGCGCTGCTAAACTTGGCAGCATGTGCAAAGTGGATTCTTGCGATCGCTCTCCTCATGTGCGCGGCTATTGCCGCGGGCACTACGAGCGCGTAGTCATGCACGGAGACCCACGCACTGGCGATCCCCTTCGCTCACCAGGCGTGCGTCACAAGTGTGGCGTTGAGGGCTGCGTTCACCCCAGTAAGGCAAGGAACATGTGCAACACGCACTACTACCGCTGGTTCACAACCGGAAGTACTGATGCGCCTGACGCTCCTCCGACTAGGAAGAGTGGGGATCGGTTACTACTAAATGACGATGGTTACCGAACTGTTTATCTTCCTGGTCATCCGATGTCGAATGCCGCAGGCATCGTCTTTGAGCATCGACTGGTGATGGCGCAGAGCCTTCAGCGCAACTTGCTCCGCAGTGAGACCGTCCACCACCGAAATGGGATTCGTGCCGACAACCGTATTGAAAACCTGGAGCTTTGGAGCAAGGCGCACCCAACAGGCCAACGCGTAGAGGACAAGGCCCTCTGGGCAGAAGAGTTCCTACGCTTATACGCGCCCGAGAAGCTTAAATGAAGCGCGGGTTCACATACGACGCACGAACCAACACCACACCACCAGCAGACTTCTCCCGATTGCACTGCCGACACACCGCCTGGCAATTATCCAACGCATCAGCCTCAACTACCGACCAACCCAAACGCATAGCCTCATCAGAACTGACAATATGGTCAACCTCAAACGAACGAGGGTGCGGCGGGCGGGCCTCATAGTCGATCAGCCCGCCAAACGCCTGGCAATCAGCCGTAATCTGCAACGCACACGGATCATCCCCATCACGCCGACGAACCTCAGCCCGACGACGAGTCCGGATCGTGGTCGACGAGAACGGCACGCCAACCTCCTACCCGAAATCCCCCATCCCTGGGTGACACACACACTGGCCTATGCCGGGAGAGGCGGTGGTGGTGGCTTGTGGGGGTGGTCCCCCTGGGGCCTATCGTGTCGCCGCGTTGAGTAGGCGTGTTCCTGGCCAAGGGCACTTATGGGCGGACGCTTGGGTCTAGCCATGCGTGGTAGGCGTCCCGGTATTGGGGACAGACGTTCAGTTCTGCTTCGGTCTGATCCCGCCATGCCTTGGCTGACTCGTTGGTCGATCCGTCGCCGCCTATTGCGGCCATCATCGCGAGGCTGTTGAACGCTGCCGGGCCTTCTTTGTCGAGCAGTGTGCAGGTTGTGTTTGTGGCTGGTGCCTGTGATCCGCAAGCGGCGACCAATGCGAGGACGGTCACGGCGGCGGTCAGCCACATGGTGCGGGGTGCGGGTGGCATGGCGTTGATTATCCCGGAGGAGGGGAGAACGGGCAATCAGCCGAGGCACCTATAGTGCTGCCCGAGTAGTACACCCACAGAGTATCAACCCACGGTCCGTTACCCGTTCCGAACGGGCTCCCTGTCCAATACGACCAGACGTACAGTCTGCCGCCGCAGCACGCCTCATACTTACGTCGGAACGGTGACCAAGAGAAGCGGGTGCGCCACGGACGGAACTCGTACCTGTACCGGGTAACTTGGCGGGTCTTCCGGCACGGATAAGGGAAGATCCATCGCCAACAGATGGACCAATACGTGACTGTGACTGTTTCCCGGTCGCCGCATGCCATCAGGAGGTCGGTTCGACCGCTTCGTCGGCGGCCTTCAATGCGTCGAGGTCGGACTGGAATGCGGCTGCATCTTCGGCTTCCTTGGCGGCGAGCTGACTCGCATCGGTCACCGCGTCGTCGGCTACGAAAGCCTGCAAAGCGTCGGCATTCTCCTGCGCCTTCACAGCGTTCGCCTCAGCGAGAGCGAGAGCGGCGTCCCTTTGCGCTTTCAGCTCCTCGGCGTAGCTCCGGTAGTCGGCGCGTACCTGCTCGATAGTGGCGGCCATAGCGGTCAGTACTCCTTCGATGCGGTTCAGTTGGTTGATGATCGGTTGTAACAGCCATTCAGTGAAGGTCATGTCGCCTTCCTGGTTTGCTGTGGTTGTGGACCTGAAACGGTCCGACCTGCAGTTATTGCTAGGATTTTCGGGCTGAGCCGTCCGGGTCACTCTGACGGGTTCTTTGCTGCCTGCTGCCGGGGCGCACTTCCCCAGAACATGTCCACAGAGACATGGGAGGCACCGGCGAGTTTGGCGTCGAGCAGTAGATCCATCTCACGGCGCTCCCACCGAACCTGCCGCATATCCCCACGCTCAGCAGCGTTCCGTATCCGCCTGCACCGGCGTTTGAACTCTTCGGTGGTGGGTTGCATCAGGGGAACCTCCCCGACAAACGTGGTCAGCGTGCAGACATGCGAAAGCCTCATAGAAGGCGGATCATCAGGGGGAACCTCGGCTTGGAGGCATCGCTTCGGTATGAACCATGTTTTAGACATGGTGAACCGATGCCGCCACCATAACAGACAAACCGCAGACCAGGCAGACAACTAGTGCGGCGTGTCGATTGGCGGGTCGTTGTCGGCCAACGGTCATTGTTCGGGGTTGTCTCGGATCATGTCGGCCGCGATGCTCAATTTGGCGAACTCCAGTAGTCCGAGCGTGTCGAGCATGGTCAGTCCTTCGCTGGTGTCCACGTTCACGTCGTCGCGGTCGTCGGGGTTGTCGCGTGTGGGGTAGTAACGCCTGGTGATCGTGACCGTTGAGACGACCACGTCCTGGTGGTCATCGTCATCCATTGGGGTCGTCCCTTACTCCGATGCATGGGCTTTGGCATGGCGTGCCTTCCGGTTCGGCGTTGTAGCCGTATCGCATTCTGCTTTCGTCTGGGTTGCAGCGACCCTTGCCGATGTGGCCGCTGTCGAGTGCGTGGACCCAGCCTGTCTTTGGGTTTCCTGCCGCGATGGTTCTTCCGCAGTGTTTGCATGACTGTCCGGGGCCGAAGTCTGGTTCGTCGTCCGAAGGTGCTTCGTCAAGGCTGCTCGCTAGGGTCCACCTCGGCGCGCCGGTCCTTTCATTCCTCACTGTAAAACGCCGGCCGGGAGCGGGTATCCGAGCGTCGCAGCCAGCAGCGAAAAATGCTGGGGAGACCACGTGTATCGGCAGTGCTGGCATGTGCAACCCTCAGCACTGATCTGCAACGCAGGCCGGCGGACCTGTTCGCCGGCGTATTCGCGGTAAACGACACCGACACCGCAGGCGGGGCACGGGTTCGGGAGAGTGCATTTAGGGGCGTCTGTGAGCAGATCGCGGATCTTGTCGCACCACCCGAGGATGCTGTTCGTGTAGCTGTCAATCAAACCGCAATCCTGCGGCCGCCACTTTCTCCGTTCGAGCAGTTGTAGGCGTTGCACTGTCGGCCAGGTGTCCTCATACGCCCACTCCCACACGGTTGGCAGCGGGATCGGCCAGTGCGGCTCCCAGCCTGTCACTGTCTGGTCGATCAAGTGCCGCAAATCCGATGCATCTAGCCACATCGGCGGTGTTGATGCCGATACCCCTGCCCGGTGCCTTCGTTCACCCGGTACAGCCTCCACCAGCTGTGTGTACAAAGAATCCAGCCATTCGATTTTGATGTGCCCGTCTTCGAGGTGCCGCGTTTCCGGCTTCGGATCGATCAACTTAGAGATCGCATCGGATAGGCGTTGTTTCGCTCCGATCACATCACCATCAGGCGCTACGTTCACAGCGTTAGGCACTAGTCCTCCTCGTGGTGCGCCCAGTTGGTCAAATGCTTCTCCGTCCACCGTTCCTCAGCCGCCTCGCTCAACTTCCGGGTCGGCTTCACACCCAAATTGACGGCGAAGTTCCGGCCGTCCGGCGTGCCGATGTTCATCCACCACGAACCCGTGTCCATGACTTCAAAATGCAGGCTTACGTTGGTGGCGACTATCTCGTCTATCACATCCCCGTAGTACCTGAACTCGATGTGCTCGTTCGGTTTGTCGATCCGGTGTTCACCGTCGCTCATTCGGTCGCCCACTTTGTGACGTATCGAGTGACGACGTATCCGCCGTCGAGGTTGGTGGCGTCTTCTTCGGCATCGGACCTTTGATCCCCGGAATGGGTGTACGGAACAGGTGCGCCGGGGTCATCTACAGCGGAGGCCCACTGCTGGCTCAGTCCTAACTGTTCGACAATCACCTCAGCGACGTACGCCGCCCACCCAGGCGTTAAGGCATCTTTCCAGTAGTCATTCTCCCGGACGATGGCCGCTATGCGGTCGGTGATGGAATCACTCATCGTTCATCCTCGTAGGTTTCGGGGTCGGCCTCACTGAACCCGTCGCACGTGCAAACCAACAACAAGTGGTCACTGACGTGGCATCGGTTGTTATCTTCGGGGGCGTGCATATACCGGGTATGGCTGCACACGCAACGCACTCCGGGAGCGGTCACATTGCCTCCCTTGCGTCTAGGTATTCACGTATCCGCGCCAACGACGGACCCAGATCCACCTTCGGCTTCTCGGGTTTCTCGGCCCGCCTAGCGGCCTCCCGTTCCCGGCGCCTATCCGAGTCCTGTTTCTGCGCCTTCTTACACGGAACACACAACGGGGTTCCAGCACGATGATGGCGCTGCACACCCGCCATATCACCGTGCCGTGCATTCTTCAGACGCTTCACCGCGCACCGCCGTGGATCGCCTCAGCGGCCCGCTTTTGTTCCTCGGTAATCGGGACGTACTCGTAGCAGGAATCGGGATCGAAAACGTTGATAGGTCGGTCCCGGATCAGACGCGCATCGTGGGTGTGCTCCCAGAACGGCAGCCCGCAACGATCACAGCACGCGAACGACTGACCGATCCACATAAACCCCCTACAGGCGCTCATCGTGCGTCTGCCAATCCCACGTAATAGCGGTCCTCATCGCTGTGCCTTTTACATCCGCAGTCCCCGACACAGAAGTAGCGGACACGCAGCGGATGAAACGGGTGCACGTCGCGGTTCAGCTCCCTCCCGTGCTTACCTTTGAGGTGGCCACAATGCAGACACGGTTTCGCGAGGACGTGAACCTTTTCAGGACGTGTCCAGGATGTTGCGCTCATCTCGCGTCTACCAATCCTTGAAATCCCCACAACACCCTGTGCAACACCAACCGACAACCCCGAATCTGGGTTACCGACCCCTCAGACCGGCGGTACCAGCCCGGAGCCACCCACAACCCATCCCCGCCGACCCGTACCGTGCTCCAAACGCGCAACCCCGAGAATTTCAAGTAGTGGACGCCGACTGGGGTGCCCGTTCCTGCCGTCTGGTTAGCCCGTGGAGCGACGTAGACGGGTTGGTTGGTGTCAGGCATCATGCGGCCTCAGTTCTTCGCTCCACATCCTCCAGTGTGGCCAACTCAGCCCCGGCGTATGCACTGGACATGTCGTGCTCCACGCTTCTCGGGCGCAGATGCACCTCGGATCATCCAAGCCATCGTCTCGGGCGGCGGCGTTCATGCGGTAGCACCCTTCTCGGCGTTCCTGCGCTTCGACTCGTTGATCCGCGACGTATGAGCCGGGAACGCCACCAACGGCTTCCCATCCGCCTTAGCCACACACAGCTCACCCTCAACCGCGCCGCAGTACAGGCAGGGAACAGTCAGGGCATTGGATTGGATGCGCGAACCAGTCCAGTCACGCATGAGCCATCGCCCGGTGGTCGCAGCGACGAACCGAGTCGTCGAACGTGATGTCCCCGAACTCGTCGCAGAGTTGGCAGGCGTCTATCGCGGCCTGACGTTCGGCAGCGTCGGCAGCTCGTCGCTGCGCGTCCCATGCGGCTTTGCGTGCATCGAAGGTTCGCCGGGATTGCCCGCAGGCGAAGCAGTTCAGGTCCGTGCCGTTTGGATGCTCGGAGCAAAACGGGGAGGGTTCCCCAACTGAACCAACAACGGAACAGATACCTAATACCGTTACTGTTCCTGTACTGGGGGGTTCCGAAACCCTTCCCGAATCACGAAGAGTTCCCGAACCCTTCGTCGGGTCTGGACGATGGGTTCCGCTGGGGTCCAACAGATCCGCCAGCTTGTCGGCTTCCGCGCGGTGCAACCGCCGCAACTCCGCCGCAACTTCAACCCGCAGTTTCGCCGACGCCACCATTTTCGCGGACTTCAGAGCGCTCTTGAAGATGTTAGGGGACTTCACCACCTCCGCTGTACGCATGTAGGCGCGGATGAACAGTTCGTCGGTGTCCTGGTCGACGAACACGAACCGCTTAGCCTCGAGCTGCATGAGGTCGGATTCGATGTCATCCACACTCAGCTCGTCACACCCCTTCGTGAGTAATCCGGTGTTCAGGGTGAGCAGGCCGGCGCAGTCTAGATCCTTCTGCGAGCACAGTTGGAGGTAGGTACATTGGGCGACGCGGGGAAGTTTCCGAAAGTCCCTGTCGCGCCATATGGATTCACGGATTAGTCCTGCTGTGTTAGCCATCGATGAGCGCCTCCGCTTCATCTATTACCGCTTTGTCGCGACGCGTCTCGTCCGACCTAGTTGTTGCGTACCAGGTAAGTTCGGATGCATAGGCGACTGCGCACACCGAATCTCCGCAATGGCCCCGCTCGGAATCACGGCGGTGCGGGCAGCGGAGTGGAGTGTCTTCGGCCGATATCCCCAGCGTCTTAACGTTGGAGACGATCGTTCTGATGTAACTGTCGACCTGCGGTTGCGTCCAAATTGTCGATAACGTCGGCGCGGCCGTCCTCGCCTCACTTTGGGCTGGTTCCGCTTCCAGTAGCTGCCGGGCGGAGTCCTGACGGTCGCGGATCATTGCCCAGCAGATGCCGCAGAAGTACTTCCAGTTGTGCTGGTCGCTGATAGCCCGGTTCGATGCTGCCTTGCGTAGCGCCCACTCAAGGTCGTCGAGGTTCAGCCCACAATCTCTAAACTGGATCACCGATCTCTTGAAACCGGCGGTGCCACCAACGGCGGGTGAGGATATCTCGGGGATGCTGTAGTTGAGTTCATCCGGGTCTGCGTTGGCGATGGCCACGATTCGTTCGGCGAAGTCGGCGACGAACTTTAGGTCGCTATTCCGCTTTCCGCGTTGCATTTTGGCGGCGCGCTCCATGGCACGCCCCCATCGGACGGCGTCGGCGGCTACATCGTCAACTAGTGCAGCATCCGCTGAAGCCGACGACTTGCCAGCGTTGCAGTCTTTACATGCGGTGACCAGGTTTGATGGTTCGTTGCTTCCACCCAGCGTGACGGGCACCACGTGGTCGACTGTCAGCGGCGCGTCGGGTGCTGATGCCCCGCAGTAGCGGCACTGGTGGTTGTCTCGGCGCAGAATCTCGAACCTGAGCCGCTTCGATACGGCCGCACGGCGAGGGGGTGGCGCGCTAATATCTGTCATTGCGGGGCTTCCTTAACTCGGTCCCTGCCATACCCGGGCCTGTTACTAGCAGGCGCCGGGCCTTTACTTACGTCCATCCGATTATATCCGAAATGTGCTGGTAGAGATACGTTCACGCGGTCACCTCAACCTGCTCAGGTAACACCAACAAGCGTGTACCGGCCTCAGGGCGCGGGAACAATCCGTCCATGCCGGACGGGTCACGCTTAGGTCGTGGCGGTCCAGCGCCGTCGTCCGGGCCGCGGAACTCGACGCAGTGATAGCGGTCCGGGCCTGATTCCTGCTCGAACCATTCTGCTGGGGTGTGACCGACATACGCTGCCATCAGCAGCGGGCAGCCGCCCTCGAAGCCTTTGAGTTGCGTTTTACGTTTACCGTTCGAATAGGCTTGCCACGCCACCTCCACGGGGTGGTGGCATCGGTCGCACCAACGCGACATCCAGTCGTAGCCTTCGGTGCCGTTGGAGAATGGTGACCGTTCCGGCGAAGTGTCCATGACTTCCGACAGATTCCTCATGGCTTCTCCTGTGGGCAGTCGGGGTGATGAGACTGCTCCCGTGGAGACCAACCACACGCAGTGCAACGCTTCATGGCTAGTAGCTCTTTGGGGTTGAACAGCAACCGGATACGCGAGTCAGGCATCGAGGGCCACCTCGTCGAACAACACGTCGTCGGCAACTTCAGCTTCCGTATCGACCTCCGCCAGGTTGCGTAACGTCTGCTGGAAGTAGGACGGCTTGAGTTCCGCGCCGATTCCGTAGCGGCCCATGCGGACAGCGGCGTACACCTCGGAACCGACACCCATGAACGGAGTGAGCACCTTTTCGCCCGGAAGGGTGCGCAGATCAAGGAAGCGCTCGATGACATCCAACTGCAACGGGTGGACGTGCTTCTCGTCGTCCTCGTCACGAGCATCACGAAACGGGAGCACATGGTCGATTCGGATGTCATCCCACACCGATGAGGCATATCGGCGCCAAATCCAGTGCGAGTACCGGTTAAGTTTCTGGTCGCCATTCCAGCCCCGGAACTTCAGTAGGTCGTGCGGGATTGTTTCGCCGCCCGCGTATCCGTTCGTTAATCCGCATGGGTGGCTGATTGGTGTATCCCCGCCTGGTTTACGGAAGATCAGCAACTCGTCTGGTGCGGCCACCCCACCGTATGAGGCGTCTTCGCAGATTTGCCGATGGGCGAGGTTCTTCGCCATCGTCCGGTTACGGACAGCTAGTGGCTCCTTCCAGATGACATGTCGGGCGATGAACAGCCAGCCGGCCCGTTGGTGTGCGCGTATCACATCGCCAGGAAAGTCGGTGTATGAGTCTTTTCCGCTGTTCCCTGACGGGACTAAGGCGGTGTGTACGCCGGACAATCTTCCGGGCATCGTCACCCGGTATTTTTCGGCGATGATGTAGCCGTAGTGGGTGAAGAAGTCGGCGTAGTCACGCGCGTTGGACAGGTCGCGGTCATCGGAACTGTACTGGTACAGCCCGGAGAACGGCGGGGAATAGCAACTCGCGTGGATGGAATCGCTTGGTATCTCGGCCAGCAGGTCCATGCAGTCAGCGTTATATATAGCCCACCGGTCGGTTATTTGTTGGTCTTTCACGCCAGCCATGCAGGAACCTCCAGAGTGTGGGCGTATTTGTGCGCGTCGATAGCTCTTGCTTCGTTCATGTGCGCGACGAGACTGGTGAACATCCGGTCGGCCTGGTCGGCTTTGCGTTGTAGGTTCGCGAGCACCTTAGAGCCGCCTTCGGTGGTGATCACATCCACCGTGACAGGGTGTTGCTGCCCGAATCGCCAGCAGCGGCGCACCGCCTGATACCACTGCTCGTAACTATGCGAAGGGAAGTAGGTCATGCGGTGGCAGTGCTGCCAATTGAGTCCGTACCCGGCGATGCTGGGCTTGCTGACCAGGACACGTATCTCACCCCGGGTGAACGCCGCCAGTTTGTCCTCTTTGGATTCCGACGACTCTGCGCCGACCACTTCGACAGCACCGTCGATCAGCTCGGTAAGCAGTGCGGACTCGTCGTTTAGGTGGCACCACGCGATCCCCGGCTGGGCGTCCGAAAGTTTCTCAGCCGCTGTCTCGCATCGCTCCACCAGCGTTCGCCTGGTTTCCTCGCGTTCCTCCGCCAAGCCGTGCGCCGGTACGTCGAACAGCGTGCCCTCAGCGGGCCGGTTAGCGTCCACCCTTGTCTCGACCACCCTCAAGGCAGGAAGGTGGTGGCCGTCGTCGGAATACCCGTAGTCGGACGGTTTACGGATCGCTCGCGCCCAGGATGACACCCACCGCCAGAACGGCTCACCGGCATGGCCCTTCAGCCGCCACTCCAAGGCTTTGCCGTTCATCCCTCTGCCACGCGACGAAACCGACCGGTTGTCGTTGACGAAGAACCGGCCGAGCATGTCGACGTATCCGAGATCCCCCAGTGCCTCCGACGATGTGCCCAGCTCTATGTAGTCGTTGGGTGCGGCTGTGGCGGTGTCCAGTAGCCGGTATTGGATGCGGCGCATGAATTCGGTGACCTCAGCCCGCCGGACACCGTCGAACGATTTGATCGCAGATGATTCGTCGCACACCACACCGCCGAACTGCGATGAGTCGAACTTGTCGAGTTGCTCGTAGTTGGTGATCGTGGTCTTTGCTGTGATCTTCCCGTCGCGTGAAATGGCCGCATCGTGCCCGAACTTGACTGCCTCAGCAGCGATTTGGAACCCAACCGCCAATGGTGTCAGGAATAGCACGGGCTTCCCTGTGTGTCGATGCACCTGCTCAGCCCACGCCAACGCCATCGGAGTTTTACCTAGCCCGCAGTCCGCGAAGATTCCGCCGCGGCCCTTCCTGACAGACCACTCCACCAGCGCGCGTTGATAATCGAACAGGTGCTCGGGTAGGTCGATCGGCTCGAATCCGCCCGAGTCGGCTAGTTGTGCTCGGTTGGCGAGAAATTCCGCGTAGTTCATCAGAGCACCACCTCCGGGTACTCGCCTTGCGGCCACACGTCATCGTCCAAACCTTCACCCAGGCCGGGGGTTTCGCCCCACGCACCCGTAGGTGGCAGCGGTGTCACAGAACCGTCATCGGCGAGCAGCACCAACTGGCCCCGGCGCCGTACAGGCACCAACGCCGGGGTAGCCGCCTGTTCGACGCGCCACCCATATGCCTTGGCCAGCTCGGGATGCGCTTCGATCCAAGCGTGATCGGCGTAGCAGACCGCTAATCCGTTTGCGGCCTGATTAGTGTCCGGTCGGCGCGTCGACCCCATCCCCCGGGCGCGGCGGTGATGCAGCTGCACCGCTTCCGCGCCTTGGCAGATTTCCATGACCTCGCAGATCGGGGCGGTTGGATTCCCGAACTGCCCGGAGATGGCCGCGCGGTCGTAGATGGCCAGGACCGTTCGCCGCGAGAAGCCGTTCACAATAAAAGCCCTTCGTGAGGGGTATCCAAAACTTCGGTGATAGCGCAGTCATGCCCCAGCAGCCAGCGATGCCGCCGCACTACCTGACGGGCTGAATACCTAGACGGGCACACCGCCAACGGCTTAGCCCCTAAACAGGGTTCGCAATGCACGAGGAACCTCACAGCGTCGCCCCGTTGACGGTTGGTGTGTAAACCTCACAGCAGCAAGGCGTCACCTCACGCCCCTCATGCAGATGCGCTGTGTTGCCGGGGTTGTCGACAGCTGGGCCGGACACCCGGACCACGCTGCACGTCCGGTCGGGGTGGTGGTGGCCGCAATGCTGGCACCCGGTCAATGGACACCGCCCAGCGTGATCTCCGCGCGGAGGGCTGCTGCGGCACTACGACCCACGTCGATGCGCGTTTGGAGCACCTGCAGCTGACGCTTCCGTCCAGTCACCATGCACTTCGCTAGATCGGCGGCCAGCTGCGGTTCGGCGCTGCCCTGCTTGGCTAGAACTTCCCGCAGGTATTGCGGCCCTTCAGCTTTCAGGAACGCCTGGAGATAGGCGTTGGTGGCGTCGTGTGCAGCGTTCACGGCGTCGACCTCGAGCGTGTCCAGACCGCGGGACAGCTCATTGAGTTCTCGCGATAGCTCCATGAGGTTGAGCACTACCTCGTTCGCGGTCATCTGGCCGGTCATGCTGCCGCCTCAACTTTCAGGTTCTCCAGCAAGGTTCGGATGGCCTGCGGGTCGCGGGTGTCCTCCAAAGACTCGCCCTGCTCCGAATGGAACCGTTCCGCTATCGCCTTGTACGGCAACTTGTTTTCGCGGATGAACGCCCCCAGCTCGGCGCGAACCGAATCAGCTAGCCCCTGCTCATCGGCGACCAACTCGACGACGTCCCTGGTCTGCGCCTGCCCTAAGCCCATCACGTCGAAGATCAGGTCTTCCAGCGTGAAGTCCGGGTAGCGTTTCGGCTTGTCCACCCCTGGCCGCAATCCCTTTGTCGCGGACCTGAAACTGATCACCTGGGGTGGTTCGTCGCGGGATAGCCGCACCCACACGTTCGCCGCGTAGGGCAGCGACTTGTGCCCTTCCACCGAGTAATCCTTGACGCCAGGGATAGGGCGGCCCTCGCTGTCTATGGCGACCGTTTCCTTGCCCTTGGCGGTCATCACAACGATCCCCGGGAAGCTGGTGAGCAGCCGGATCAGTTGGTGGTGCCGGTCCCCGGCGTCGTTCCACAGGTTCATTCCGGCTTTGATCTCCGCGTCCGGGTCGGACGCCAGAATCCTTTTGCTGTTCTTCGACGACCTGGCCCGGACGTTCGTCCACGACTTGAGTTGGTCCCACACGCTGCTCATCGAGTCCATGACCAGCACGGGCGGCAACACGGGGACACCTCCGCGCTGCGTTGCGAGGGCTTCGTCCCGTACCGCGGTTATTTGGGCGATGATGTCCGACCATGTGCCGTCATGCTCGACGATCAGGTAGTCGGCGCCAGGAACCGCCCCGTACTCGTCACCGATGCCTTCCCCAAAGTCCAGCCAATACGCTTGCCCGACTTTGTCGCAGCCGGTGAATTGCGCTGCCTGGTAAGACTTCCCAACCTGGGCGGGGCCTTCGATGAGAATCATGGGCCAGTTCGGGACGCCACTCGGCTTCCTCACTCGCGGCGGCGTCACGAATCCAGCTCCCTTATGCCGTCGATACCGACCAGCCCTGACTTGAGCAGTTCCCCGACAAGCTCCCCGGTTTCGTCATTGCCCTTCACAACCAGATACGGGTCGCCTTGCTTCACGCCCATCCCCGGCACGGGTTCCCCGTTGCTGTCGATCACGACGCCGCCGACAGCTTTGAACGTGGACAGGTAGGCGGGGTTTACGGATTCCACCAATTCAGTCGGATGGTTGCGTTTCACCCACTCCAGCAGTGCGGCAGCGTCTTCGGTGACAACTGTCTGGCGTCCCTTCGTCCACGATGCTTTCGCGACGATCCGGCCATCCGTACGGCCGGCGACGGTGTCACCGAACGGCAGCTCCCGCAGCTCCGTCTTCGCTTGCGCGAGGAGTTCCCCGGCCCGTTTCTGTATGTACGAGTAGATACCCGCCCGGAGTGCGGCGTTGTGGAGACTCATGCGGAAGCCTCCGTGTGTGCGAGTAGTTTCCTGAGCATCGCCTCTGCCGAATCCATGTGGTGCAGGGCGGCATTCAGATGACTGCTAGCTGTATACGCGTCGGCGTCACGCTGTCGGAATGACTCCACATAGTCCGCTAGCGCGGTGCGTGAATCGTCCACGCACGCTTTCCCCGCCAGCGGATCATCCAACGCGTGTTGTATACGGGGGTCAGCCATTGAACTGCCGTTCCCTCTGATGCCCACACGTCGGGCATGCCTCGAAAAATTCGTGAACGTGATAACAGCCAGGTGATGGGCATACCTGGGCGCAGTCAAAGCAAACACACCCACCCGGGCCTGCTGGCTTCTGGTCACACAGAACACATTTCGTCGTCATGACGCCACCTCCTGGAATTCGGGTTCGCTGAGGACGGTGATCGTCCACGGGTTCCCCGACCCGGGGCATGTGTCGCGTCGGATGCTGTCGCGGTGCCCGTAAATGTTGCCGCCGCGTGTTGGGGCGACGTTGCGTAGGCATACGGGGCACAGGTTCAGGGCGCGGCTCACAGGCTTGCCTTCCAGTTCTTGTGTTCGCGTTCCCAGCGGTCGAAGTCCGCTATCCGCATGGCGTCGTTGACGTGCTTATCCCACGCGAACGCGGTGCGCAGTGTGCGAACGGAGTCCCACATGGCGGCGAGAGCACCAGCCGATGCAACGATGGCAATGATGAGGGTCATGACACGGTCACCCACTCCGAGCACGTCGACAGCAGCTCGTCGTAATCGCATGCCAGAGCCTGATCCCGGAACTCCGAGACGGTGTTGCGGTCAACCCCGGAGTCTTTCAATGCCGTCACGACAGCGCCGATGATGTTGTAGGCGTTCAATTCGTAACCTGTGAGATCAGCTATATTTGTGTGCGGCTCACCGGTTATGAGCCGCACCGTTATATGTGGATACCTGGGCGTTTTCGGTGCCCGGTATTCGGGATGCCCCCTAGGTACCGGGATGTGCATACCGCCGATCATCGGAAGGCCCGACCAATCCTGTTCGATGGCCTCACTCATGGCTGCGGTACCCCCGGGTACACCCGGTAGCAGTTCCGCCCACCGATCCCGAACACGTAGGTGCTCTCACAATGCGTGTAGCTGCCGTCGCTGGCGTAGTCGAAGTCGCAGTACCCGCCGCCGAAGCCGAACGCGCCCCCGGACGCGCAGCCGGTCGCATTTGCGACATCGGTAGCACCCGTCGCGGCGAACCCTGCAGCAAGTCCGGCCGCGATGAACGGTGCCGCAACAAGTTTCAATCCTAATCTCATACTCTTCCCCTTCAAGTTCACAGCGACACCAGGGCCAGGTACTCCAACGCCTTTGCCGCGCAATACAATCCGACCAAACCAGCTACCGTCCGCAGGCATGTCATACCGCCATCTCGTGACGGCCACGGCGACCGATCTGCTCCAAAAGCGGCCACCACTCAGGGCACAACTCATGGACGGACGCGTTGACGATGTCTGCTGTCGATTCGTCATCCCATCCGTCGACATGGACAGCGCCAGCGACTCTGAGAACCCCAGCTTCGGTCGGGTAGGTGGCGATTAGGCCGCATATCGTGTAGCCCCACTTCTCCGCGTAGGCCAGTTCAGCGGCGGATAGGTAGCCGTCCGCGCGGGCCAGGCCGGGGAACAGGATGCCGCAGAAGATGAGCAGTGGGCATGTCCACCAAAACCGCCACGGCTTCATGCTGACACCGCCTCAACCACATCGCCGAACCGATCCACCTCAACACACCCGATAACGACCCGCCGCGCCTTCACCTTGTCTCCCAACGTGACAATCTCATCCAGGCGCACACCACATTTGACGAACCTCGCCTCATCAGCTGGGCAACCAAGGAATCCGAGCGACCTGAGTGGGTGGTCACAAAAATGCAGACCACGTCCGCAATCTCGCCAAGACGCATCCCAATCAGGTGCCTCAGGGGTCGAACCTGGCGAGTAATCAACTCCGCGGTCGGTCGTCCACTCCCGGGTAACCGCCTTGTACACGTAGGCGATGCCGTCTTCGACGGTCACCCCGTGGTATGCGCACCATTCGGCCGGATCGTTGAAATCAATGGCAGTGCAGTCGATGATGTGGCCGTCCCCGTTGATGGTTACTCGCTGCGACCAAAGGTGTACGGCAACATATTTGGACGCCTCGACACGGCTGGAGTCCCACGCCTCGACACGGCTGGAGTCCCGCGCCACGACACTGCTGGAGCCCCGCGCCACGACACGGCTGGAGCCCCACGCCACGACACGGCTGGAGTCCCACGCCACGACACTGCTGGAGTCCCACGCCACGACACGGCTGGAGCCCCACGCCTCGACAC